AACCAGCCCTTGGTCAGGGATGTGATGGTTTTGCGGAGGGTCCAGTTGTAGGCTGCTCCGGGACTGGATTTGTAGTCGCTAGGGATCAGCTTCCGCTCAAGGGCGGTCGCGTAGACCTCTTCACGAACCATCTTCAGCTTGTCCTCGTGAGGCAGGGCGTCCCACTTTGACTTGTCTACGGCCACGTCCGAGTCATCACGAAGAATGCGCTCAAACAGAGGCCTGTCGTAGTAGGCTACGGATTCGTGGATGGAGTCGTGGTCGTAGACACGCTTGACAATCTTGTCGTTGAAGAACTCTTCGGGGTCCGCTTCAAGGTTGGCCTTCTTCTTGCCGTGGGTGTCTTCCCAGACCTTGTACAGGATCTTGTACAACTCTGGGATCAGTTTAGCACCCTTGGACTGCAAAAACAAAACGTCCATCATGTGCTTGCTCCAAGAGCCGTTCTTCAGTTCCCAGAAAGCATGGGAAACCTTGATAGTGTATAGCTCATCAACAGATGCTACGAACGGAGTCCAGTGCCACTTTTCTAGGTCAGGGTGGTGGAACGATTCGACGGGACGGTTTCCTTGGTTCTCCGGGAGGTTCTTGTCTCCAAAGAAATCAGAGTCCTTGGGTTCCCTAGGGAAATCGGGGAAGTGGTAGCGGATGGCACTTGAGCCAATAAGTACAGGGTTCATTTGTCCTTTCCTTTAGTTGTCGTGCTTTGCGGCGTAGGTGTTGGAGATCGCCTTGAAGCCGGGACGGTTCCCGAGGAACTGGAAGCCCTTCGGACCCTGCCACACGATGCCCTCTGCGCGGCGCTGTGGGGCGATTACAGACATCATTCCGTCAGCCTGATCCACAATCTCATCGATGGTCTGCGGGAGCGTCAGAGGCAGCACAGGGACGCGGAGAGGGACCAATGCGTCGGGCCACTCATCGAACGGAACAACGACAGGGCCGTTTTCGGTCTTCTTGTACAGGTTGAACGCCTTGAAGTCGGTTCCCTTGATCTTCAGAGGGTTGGACTGGATGTTCTCGCCGTAGTATTCTCCCTGAAGAGCGTGGCCTTCAGGTAGAATCTCAACAAGGTTGAGCTTGTCGGCCAGATCAAAGCGGGCGCTGGGTCGGCTGATCTCCCAGTTGCGGGAGCAGATGCGGATGTTGCCGCCATCATTGACGATGGTGGTTGAGGTTCCATCGATCTTCTCGGTGGCGATCCACTCATGTGTGAGGATTTCGTCAAGGACTCGACCGAGATTCTGGATACGCTCAGCATCAGTCTTCGGGGCGAACTCGTAGAGGAAGTGGCCTTCGGTGGTGCCTTCGATCTCAGCCGGAATAGGCTTCTCCCACTTCTTGATCTCAGGGAGACCTTCAGGGAATTCGGAAGCTGGCTTGATGAGGCCCTGTGACCACTGACCACGCAGGCGGATAGTACCGAGAACGTGGCCCGTTACACCGTCAAGGACGCGGACACCGCGAGGTTCAAGGAAAGAGAACCGAGGGTCGGAAATGGGAAGGAAAGAGTTGATTTCGAAGTAAACCACTTCGTCTCCGGGCTGAAATTCGCCCTTCTTGACTACAACGTTCCAGCCGCGCACCTTGGCAATTTCAAGGTCATCTGCATTTGTGTGTTCGTTGATTTCTGAAATGGTTTCGAGCGTGACAAGCTGACGCAAAAATGCTCCTTCTATTGTACTTTATCTTTGTTTTTCATTAAATGGGGTGACTAGTCGGTAACGATCCGACGTATCCTGTGCCACAAACAGGCGCTCTACCTTTGAGCTATAGCCACAGCGGTCCTGACGGGATTTGAACCCGCGATCTTCACCTTGACAGGGTGACGAGTACTCCCGACTACTCCACAAGACCATAACTGGATTTTTGAGCCACGCTCCAGTGACGTGTGGACCTATCCGAAACTTCCGCTCAAGTCAGCATAACACAGGTATTTCTATCCTCGCAAGTCTTATGTCTGTCGCAATAAACGTTACCATACTGGTTCGGTTCCTCATTGACGAGGGTTGCACATTCAAAACACTGGTGAAGACGAAGGGCCACGGAAATACCTTTCTAATAGGACAACATTGTAACCTATAGAGACAGATTGTTGCGGACAACCTGAAAACCGAGTGGAGAATAGGGGAGTCGAACCCCTGACTTCTGCTTGCAAAACAGATGTGTTTCCATTAGCACCAATTCCCCAATGACTGTTAACGGACAGTCAACCGAGTGGCTGGTTCACTACACTGTTGGGATGTTTAACGGCCTCGCGGCATTAAATTGCGCTCCGCACCTTGGATTCGAACCAAGAACCGCCCGATTAACAGTCGGGTGCTCTGCCGTTGAGCTAGTGCGGAATAAAATGTGTGTTCTCTCACTTATCGCCTCTTGAGAATTTACTAGACCGCTAAGTCCAGCGCACAGAAAGCGCATATCTGACAACCGACAAGAGCCTCAGGAGCTACTAACTGTACCACACATCGTTGCGGCGGATGGGATTTGAACCCATGATCTCTGGCTTATGAGGCCAGCGGGGACAACCGAACTCCCCTACCCCGCAAAGTATAAAATTAATTATACCATACCATTTAACTGTGTGTCAACTAGACGAGAGGGTAAAGTTTTTGACTTACCTTTGGTGTTGGATGGTCTCCATTAAATTTGTCCAATGCAGACACATAGCTCTCATATTGTGTACTAAAGATTTCAAGAACTTCGGGAAGAGTCTCCACCCTTACCCTAGGGAAGGTGAGTTGGAACTTACCGTCAGAACTCTGAAGAGTCAATTCTCCAAGAGAGCCTTGTTTGGGGCTGATTACTAGATGATTTGTCAATGTTTTTCCTTAGCGTAGTGAAATGTATCGGTCAGCGATTGCCAGAGGCGAGGTCGATGAGGGGATTGAAATCAGGGAGTCTTGGATCGTTATACGGCATTTGTCTCTTTCGTCTGATACGGCCACTCACTGTTGATTACGATGGTGGGGTCATTCTCTGCTTTACGTTTGTACTCTTGGAAGGACTCGCTTTGTTCGATCTTAGCATCCTTCTGGAATTCCTGCAACAGTTCAATCGTCATCTCGGGCTTGAAGAATTTCTTCATACGTCGGGCAATGTGAAGGGTTGCCTCAACGTCCGCCGTCGAGTTGTGGGCGTTCGTGAGATCGTAACCGTAGAGCTTAGCGGTGTCTGTCAGCTTGCGGCTTCCCTTTCGGAACTTGTCGCACGCCTTGTCAATGACCAGCGGGTCGATGACCTTAGCGTACATCTGTTCCTTGGTGAAGGTCAGAGGTACGTTGTAGCGCTCAAACTCAGCCCACAGCATGGTTGTATCGAACGGAGCGTTATAGATTACCAGAGGAATACCGCCCTGTACCACAGCCTCAAGTCTTCGGGCAATGAAGGGCATTGCCTTCGAAGCATCCATGAAGAACTCTCGGGCGTAGGCTGTGCTGATTCCGTGGACAGCCGTGGCACCCTCAGCGATCTCAACACCCGGATCTAGCTTCCACTCCAGAACGGTAGGGGTTGCTCCCTCTGCTGGAGAATAGACCATAGAGAAGGTTACGATCCTGTCCTCGAACTGATCGACTCCGGTTGATTCGATATCAAATCCGAGGAGAGGGCCGTCAAAAAAATCTGTCACTAGTACCCTAGACGTGTATTGGAGATCGTACCGGCAATGAGAATGGATGCATCTGCAACACCACGGGCGTTGGCATCGTAGGTCATGGAAGCGCCCTTACGCAATCCGAAGGATTCTCCGGTTTCGATGGCGTCCTGATTTGCGCCTAGGAAAAGGAACTGCCAGTTATACACGTCCTGCTGCTGGGTGATGATTTCCTTGACATCGGAGATCGAGACCTCACATGAAGCGTTCTCTTCACCGTCTGTGACGATAATGACCAGAACGTTTCCGGGTCGCTCGTCTTCCGGAAGCTGAGACAGGGCCTCTCCGAATTTCGTGGTGCTGACCACGATGGCGTCATGCAGTGCCGTCAGGCCACGAGGATGGATTTCGATTGCAGCAGAATCAAGGGACAGGAATTGCTCATCATAGGTTAGCTCACTGTCGAAGTAGGCGATATCCACCGTAACTTTTCCGGGGAGAGCCTTCTGCTCTTCGAGGACGCCGTTGATTCCGCCTTCCATGTCGTCCTTGATCAGAGCCATGGAGCCAGATCGGTCGATGATGAAGAGGAGTGCTGTGTAATCAGGGTTTGTCATAGTTTATCTTTCGTCGTTATTTTACTTACCAGTCGCTCATAGTGGACTCGAACCACTGTACTCCGCTTATGAGACGGGGCAGGAACCTCTCCTGTCGAATGAGCGCACTATTCAATTATATCGTAGGTTTACTAGTTATGCAACTCGGTAAGCTGCGTAACCGGAGCCGACGTTTGCGGAGAAGAGGACAGTGGAGCCGTTGAATCCTCCGTGGATGGCTTTACCATTGCCGACGTAGATGGCAACGTGTGGAACACCAGCACCCGCGTTCTGGTAGATCAGGATGTCACCGGCCTGTGGGACGGAAACCTGAGTTCCTAGGGCTGCGTAGCTGGCGGGCCATCCGTGGTGGTTGATTCCGACTGCACGTAGGGCATTGGTGACAAGCATGGTGCAGTCTTGGTGGACACCGATCTGAGCGTACGCTGCTGCGGCTATGGAAGCGCCCTTTGAGGATGCGGGAGTGTCTGCAACCGCAATAGCCGTAGCGATGCCACCAAAACCGTTCGGTGTGGTTTCAATTCGAGTTGCCTTTGCTGGAGCGGCTGGCTGTGCAGCTACCTCAACAACTGGGGCAGTTGGGGAGTCGGCAGGAGTCGTGGTGACTGCTGGACTCTCGAAGATGATGGAGACAGGGGAAGCCACAACGGGGATCGAGTTGGTTGGTACTGACTCGGATAGTGGTTCGTCTGTTGTGGGGCTGGCGGCGTTTGCTGGTCCTGCGAGGGCCACCGTGAGCAGGGTAGAAGTTACGAGGGCTGTGAGTTTAGTTTTAGTATTCATAATTCCTGTGTGGTTGAACGAATTGCTAGGCTGCCTTTTTCTTTCTTGTAGGGGAGTGGCATGGACAGGTAACTATTCTATAACAGAAAGAGCAGGGACGCAAATCGCAAATCCCTGCTCTTCTGATTCTAGAGGGTTTTACTTGCTGTCGAAGTAAATCTTCTTCAGCGAGCCAAGGAAGTCATCAATGATGGCTTCCTCATCGACTACCGGAGCCGGTGTTGGCTCGGGAGTTGGTACCGGTACTGGGACCGGAGTTGGGTCGGGTACGACCGGAATGTCTAGATCGTACTTGGACAGTGTAATCGAAGCTCCGCAGTTTGTCGAATTTCCGGGGATATTCTTGTGGAGATGCTTCCTCAGTTCCTTGCCGTACTTCTCTTTGAGAGCCGCAAGAAGCTTCTTGGTGGACGCAATGGTATCTGCGTCCTGTGCCGGATCGGTCTCGATTCCGACATAGTTGTTTCCAACTGCTCCAGCGTGGTACGCACGGTCCTTGAGGCTTACCATCTGAATGATGCGCTTGCCTGAGACCACGAAGTGTGCGGAAGCCACCCTCTCAAGTCCTCCGTTTGTGAAGGTGTTGATGGTACTGTTGAGAGTATCCACACCCAGCGTTCCGAACTGGTGGATAACCACGTCTTCCTGATTCTGCGGGAAGTTCCCAAACATGAAGTTCGGGAGCGCTGCCGGAATGACCTCAACGAAGTCGAAGTCAGGTGTAAATGAGTACTTCGCTGGAACCGGGACGGAAGGTGTCTCAGGAGCAGGAGTCGGGGTAGGCGCTGGTGTCGGAGTTGATGTTTCTTGGATCAGTCCATTGGTCGGGTTGCCTTCCAAGGCTCCTTCCCAGACGTATCCGCCTGAGATTGCACCCTTGAGCCAGATGTTCTTTCCCTCAAACATCTCACCGTAAGTCCAGTGCGAGAAGTTTAGAATATCTCCCTTGTTGAACTGCTGAATGAGTTCACCGCTGACGCTAGGAGTCTTACGGTAGTTCGCCTTCTCGATGGACACACGTCTTTGGGTAGCTCCGATCTCGACAGGAGCAGGGGCCGGGGTTAGATCCTGAAGGCCGGAAACTCCACCGTCGTCAAATGCCGAAGCAGAGAAGAAAGTTCCTGAGTACGCACCAACGAACCAAAGGTCTGTTCCATTGACGAATTCACCGTGAACATAGCCCTTGAAGGTCAGTACATCTCCATGCCCATAGGTCTTACCTGCTGCCGACTTGGAACTGGCTGCTGTACGCTCAATGGCTCCATACTGACCAACTACTCGCTGGTTAGGAGCAACTGTAGGAGCCTGTGCAAGTCCTCCACAGTACGCGTTCGGGTCCAGACGCCCGTAGAAGCCGTTGTAAGGCTGTAGCGGCCAGCCAAGTACCTCAAAGTGTAGGTGAGGTCCGGTAGAGAGTCCTGTGGACCCTGAGAGGCCGATAAGCTGGCCCTTCTCAACAAACTGGCCGTCGTTCAGGTCAGTGGAGTTCAGGTGAGCGTAAAGGGTCAGGAATCCGTCGTTGTGGTTGATGACAACACAAATACCAGCGTAGTCCGGAGCAATCCACCATTGGTTCGATGGAGAGAGCTTCCAAGCCCAGTCAGCGAACATAACGTTTCCGGAATCGGCTGCGTAAATGGGCGTGCCTGTAGGAACACCGAAGTCAATTCCGGTGTGGCCGTTAGGCTGAATAGAGTTGGGATTCGATGCAAACTGCTGGGTAACAGGGGCATCGACCGGCCATGAGAGTGCCATGTCGGAGTCCTAAGATAGAGTATGGTATACTCTATTTTAGCATCCGACTATTATACTCTATGTTAGATCTTTGTCAACTAGACCGAGTAAGGGACTGCAAATCCAGACGATACAAGGGATTCGTTGACGGACTGGCCCTCAACAAATATGTTCACCAGCCAACGACCGTACTTGTCTGCGCTCTTATAGACATCGATAACTACCTCAGTTCCTTCCGGAGCCATAAGCTCAGCAAAGGTAGTAGCCTCTCCCCAGAGGGCATCGCCTCGTTCCGGGGTGTCAATTCCATAGAGTCGGAATCGGGTCTTGACGAAATGGTAGAATCCTAGATCCACCAACATGTCTACGGTATCTCCATCCACCCACTTGACGACCTGAGCTTTATACCTGTATTGGATCGAATTCATACATTTCCTATAGTTCTATCTAAATGAAGCAAGCTGGTCAACCACGCGCATCCCAAACCGGCTGAGAAATCATTGAGTAGTAAAAGCGACCGAAGTCTCCTACCGCTTGAACTTTCTGTTACGGTCCATAGCCTTGTCCGTTGTGCTTGCAGTGGGCCTTGAGGATTCGAACCTCTTCGTCCTGCGCGGACTTTCTACCGTGGATGCGTCCATCCGGCCCTGTAGGGAGCGACCCTACCCAAGTGGCTGTAAAACAAGAGCGCCACCAGACTCGTCGGACGTGAAGGGTTCGAACCTTCGTCTCTGGGACTACACCCAGTGTTTTGCCTGCCCAGCCTCTTTTGTTTCCGTGTACTTTAGAAACGTGGCCTTTGGACTCAAAACTAACTTCCGTTGTTACTTTTGCCTATCCCTAACGATCTTTTGAATCACTAGGGGAGAAACATTGAAAACCTGTGCGATATATAGAAGTGTACGCCCATGCAGTCGATCTGTCAAGCCTTCGCTCTGGAGCTTCGCCTTAGTTGTCTTGTAGGCTAGGTAAATTCTATCTTCTCGGGACTGTGGCATGGGTTCTCCTTGAATGTGGGACGACCTCCAGTCGCATATCCGACGACTGGAGGTCTTAGCTAATGTCCACATAGTTTATCACATCTACACGTTTAAGTCCAAAAATCATTCTGAGATTAAGCGCTCTGCCACTAAGCTATCCGGCCATGGATTGGTGCAGTGTCTTGGACACAGAGGCCGGAAGGGGATTCGAACCCCTGCCGCGTAATTTAGTTTTTGGACGGTCGATTAGACGTGTGCGGTAGTTGTGCTTAGTCTGGAGCAATAATCTGAACTTGATACGCTTACTCCGTGCCTCTACCATTGGGCTACCCTCCGTCGAGTCGGAGGGGATGGGGTCGAACCATCACTGGGCGGTCTGGGCTATCAGTCTGAATTTTAACTTCAGTCTATGCGCTACACGCGCTACCCTGTGCTCAACAGGGAATCTAGGGGACTACTTGGCGAACAAGTAGTCAAACACGGCCTTGCCAGCTTGGGCATTCGTGACTTCGGTGTTGTTGGCCTCTTCGCGTGCAAACTTCACAGCGGTCTGGAGGGCTTCAACACGGGTAATAAGTTCGTTGACTCGGGTGGCCGGGAGCGCACCGGAGAACTCCTTCTTGGACCACGTACCCACGATGACATCTTCGTGGAAGATCTCAACCTGAGCAGGGTGCTTGTCGGTGGCTTCAGCCTTGACCCAGTTCTTCGGCACCTTCTTGGTGCGAACGGTCTGGGTGACAGCAGTGGAGTACTGGCCTGCTGCTGGGTCATAGGTCCACTCCTGAGACGGGTCAAGAGTCGGGAGCTTGGAGACGAACGTGTGAACGTCGTTAAGCTGCTTCTCAAGGAAGAGCAGGTAGGTCACCGGAACGTCACGGAGAATGGTCTTGTCGCCAACCTTTACGTCGGCGGTAGCGACAGCGTTGGCCTTCTCCTTGGTCAGGGTGACATCAAAGAGGTTGGTGAGGGTGTCAGCCACCTTGCCGATGACCTCTTCGGCCTTAACCTGAACCAGCGTGGACTCCGGAGGAAGCTGATCGCCTTCCTCATCCTTCGGCTGGTAGGTACGGGAGAGACCCTGAAGAAGAGGGGTCTTGAGGACTCCGCGGTGGAGGTCGGTGAAATCGCGGGTTGCCTTGGACTTGACGCCCTTTTCTACGGCAATGATCTGATTGAGCTTAGTCATAAGTGTTCCTTTTCTGTTAGTCGTTCGTCGTTATGTTTCAAGTCTACCACCCGACTGTTTGAGTGTCAACTTGAGTGAATCTTCTTGTCCGAGTCTACTTCGACATCGGTATCTTCGTCAAGCTTGCCTAGAACTTGATCTTCTACCGGCTTGTCTTCGTGTTTCTTCTCAATTTTGGTCTGGAACCAAATACTCCAGTGGAATCCTACCACAGCGTATACCGAAACAAAAACCAGAAACGGTACAGACTCGGAGAGCCAGATTGCGATTGGGAAGGCGGCTACGAACCAGATAAGGGTTAGCCAGCCGTGGAGTCGTTTATTGAATGCCATGTCGTTCTGGAAGAGTTCCCAGAAGTCAAGGATTTTCGACTTGAGGTCGTGCATAATTTCTCCTACTGTTGGTAGGTTCAATTATACAGTATGGTGCCCCCGTTGGGATTCGAACCCAAGACCCGCGTATTAAAAGTACGCTGCTCTAGACCAGACTGAGCTACAAAGGCAAGTGGCTGTGGACTCCAGAGTCAAACTGGAACTTCTCCCTGAACATGGGAGAGTGCTAATATCTAGAATTTCCTTACACTAATCCAACGTGCCCCCACTTGGAATCGAACCAAGCTCCCCGACTTAAGAGGACGGTGCTATACCACTCAGCTATAGAGGCTAGTTTACTACGTACCGGCAGAGGGTATCGATCCCACATTGTCGCAATGACACGAGATTTACAGTCTCGCTCCTAGGCCACTAGGGTACCGGCTTATTTAGTTGTTACGTGCCCTTAGTAGGATTCGAACCCACGACCTAGGAGGTAGAAGCTCCCCGCTCTGTCCACTGAGCTATAAAGGCATTTATATACCGTAGGCGCGGTGGGACTTGAACCCACAATGTATCATAGTACAGGAACCTAAACCCTGCGCGTCTCGCCAATTCCGCCACGCACCCATAATATTATTCAATTGTAAAGTGTCAGAGATGGGACTCGAACCCACACGGACATAAGTCCATAACGACCTCAACGTTACGCGTCAACCAATTGCGCCACTCTGACATTGTAAATCTATTATACCAGACTAAATAAATCTTGTAAAGCGGAGAGCAGAGTATTCGAAACCCACGAACTTTGCCGCCTTCTGATTAGCAATCAGAGACTAGAACCTTCTAGCGTTACTCTCCAAAGTACCCCTAGACGGATTCGAACCGCCGACGCTAACCTTCGTAGGGTTACGCTCTTCCGCTGAGCTATAGAGGCTTGGTTGGGCCAGCGGGACTTGAACCCGCGACACTCTTGTTATGAGCAAGGTGCTCTACCGGCTGAGCTATGACCCACTGGTACTCCCGGTGGGATTCGAACCCACACCCCCGAAGGGACCGCATTTTGAGTGCGGCGTGTCTGCCAATTTCACCACAGGAGCATTACTGCCGTGGTTCCTAAGGGACTCGAACCCATAACATCCAGTGTGTAAGACTGGCGCTCTACCAGTTGAGCTAAAGAACCGAGTGTGGGTTTTTACAGAACCCTAACTGTCTAACTATTATACCACCTTTTGAAAAGGCGTGTCAACAATAGCGCTCGATGGCGACTATCTCATAGCCGTCCCTCTTGAAGTACCAGAACTCTTCCCACCAACTGTAGTCTCTCCACTTGTAGTAGTAGATATGGCACCATGCGTAGGTGTAGTAATCATATGATCCAGAGTACGCCTGTGCTGGCTGGGCAGCAACCGTAGATCCCCCCACGGCCAGACCGAAGGTCAGGGCAACAGCCACACCAACGGATACAAAGGCCTTCTTCAGTTTCTTCAAAGTGTATCTTTCTCTTAGATGTTTATCTTCCGTAACTGCGCTTTGACGGTACACAAGCCTCACCGTCGTTCCTGAGAAGTGCGGCCAGATCAGAGACCCGGATCTCAGCGAGACCCCACTCTCCCCAGCTATACCCCCAAGAGTTCTGAAGGATTACGGTGTCTTCGCCGGTTGCTGAATCCTTTGCCAGCTTGAAGCCAACAGCAGTGATACAGTGTCCACCAACAATTGGACCATTTACCTTCAGAATTCCGTTTGGAGCCTCATACATGCTCTCGTACCAGTAAATCCCGAGAACAACCGGACCCTTGACAAGGATCGCGTCGATGACATCTTCAATGTTGAAGCACCAACGGTATTCCTTGAGCAGCCCAAGCTCCTGCATTGCCTTGGCACCAGCCAAAACAGATGTTCCCTCATAATCTTCGCCATCCCACCAGTCGATCTGTTTTGCGCGGTGATAAATAGCTTGGGCAAACGCTGTAGGGTCTTCTGGCGCATCGGCCTTGAGTCGAGTAAGATCTACTGCAACAGGAGTTGAAAGGGCCTCAGCGGCCCATCCGAAGCCCACACAGGCACCTTCACGGCCCTGATCTAGGATGACCCCGTTGCGCCATTTCTTGGTACGACGCTTGGGACGTTCCGGAATTGCGGCGCGGATTGGGAAAGCCTTTGAACGTGCATCAAACGTTGGCTTCCAGTTGAAAGTTTTTTCCTCGGACATCGGTCCTCCATAGAAGTTTTTTAACTCCTAAAGTATATCATTCGCGGAGAGCAGAGAACTCGAATCCCACAGCTTTCACTGCCACACGCTTTCCAAGCGTGGCCTGCAACCTTACAGGGCTACTCTCCAGATTTTGTTACTGAATATCCATTATGTCTGAGTATGTCTGAGCAGAGATTCAAGAGTTCTTCCATGGTGAGGTTACTTTTAGCTAAGTTGGCTTCCTTTGTTGCGACACCTAGGTTCTCTAGTGAGTTATCGCCGCCTTTGGACCTCGGAATGATATGATCAAAGGCAAAAGCATGAGGATCACTTAGATCAATATCTCTACCTGAGATATGACATATAGGTCGATCTCCGATCTTCTTCCAAACATCAGCTAGGGTAAAGTTTCGATCATCGTATCCATCTGTGGTTCTATGGAAGTCTTCGATTTTGTGCCGCATCCTCTTCGCATAATCCGCCTTTGGCACTGGTTTAGGGTTACCTTTTGCGGGTGTACTTTTAAATCTCTCTGTTCTCTGACGAAGTATGTCATTTTTACGTCTCGATTTTTGCCGATCCGCGTGTTTTTCCTTCTGACCTTTACCAATATAATACGAGACCGTGCTTTTGGAACATCCTAAGATTTCTATAATCCTATTGTAGGAGTATCCTCGTCCACGAAGCTCCAAAATTCTTTCTCGCACAGTCACCAACCTTTATTCTAAGCGGAGAGCAGACTATTTGAAAGCCATACCTTTCGGTACCATCGGTTTTCAAGACCGTGCCGGTGCGCCTGTCCGGTTTACTCTCCAATTTATCTGCCGTGACATGGACACTACGCACTCTTCCATATCCGCAGACGGTAGCTGTTGCGAGCAACCACCATGTACTCCTGACCGGATTCGAACCGGCACTCTTTTCCTTGAGAGGGAAACGAGATAACCATTACTCTACAGGAGCTTGCGTAGTCCGTACCAGATTCGAACTGGCGATCTCCTAAGTGAAAGTTAGGCGAGATAACCGCTACTCCAACGGACCATTATTTACTTGTAATTGCGCGGTGGCCTTCGCTCGTAATTCTTACTGAAACGCCTCTCGAACTCTGCCTGCTTCCTCTTGAGGCCAATAAATCCTTTGAAGAGTACCACAACAATGCACACAACATACGATACTACAAGAAGAAAGAAAAGTCCAATGATTATAGCAAGTACAACACCTAGAGCGTCCATTTCAGTCTCCTTCCGTAGATTTTTATCTTACGTAGGCAAGCGCAGAGTTGAACTGCGGTCTAGATCTTATCAGGATCTTGTGTTTACCGTTACACCACATGCCCGTATAAAGTTGTATAAAGTTTAGTAGGAATTTTCGTTCATTCGCTCGTAGAGGTAATTTAGGTCTTCAAGAGTGTAGACTTCCTGCTGAGAAAGTCTGACCAGTGCCTCCAGAACTCCCTCTTCATACTCCAAGTTCTGTTGCGCCGCGCTGATGTGCTCGTGAATCCTCTTGATTCTGTTTCTGCGGGTTTCGATTAGCTTAGTAAAGTCCATCTTACGTCCTAAGGTTGAAATTGTCAAACGCACCCACCCGAGGATTCGAACCTACGATTGCCTGAGTCAGAGTCAGGTGTCCTGCCAGTTAGACGATATGGGTAAAAGAAAAGGGGCCAACTACTTAGTAGTCAGCCCCTAATCACTAGAGATTACGGATAGACTACGGTCTCAATACGCTTGTTTTCCGAGTTTTCGGTAGCTTCGACTTCACCTGTGGAAGCGTCGGCAAGGTTAATGCGCTCGTTTTCAGAGACCTCAGTAGGACGTGCGCCCTGCTGGGTGAAGAGAGTGTCTTCAGACACCTTGTTGGTAGCTGGATTAGCCATTAGTACTCCTAGAGTTGTTACGTAACACACCTATTATATCACACGCTGGTCTACGAGGGATCGAACCTCGACTGCGAAGTCCAAAGCATCGAGTGCTGCCATTACACTATAGACCAAAAGCGGCACCTACTGGATTCGAACCAGCGACCTCTGGGGTTTCAAGCCAGCGCTCTTGTCCAACTGAGCTAAAGTGCCATAATACTGTGAGCCTTCTGCCGGGATCGAACCGGCGACATCCTGTTTACAAGACAGGTGCTCTACCATCTGAGCTAAGAAGGCGTCAAGAGATTATCAATCTCTTCGTCCAGTTCTTTTTCGAGATCGTCCTCGTTCTTCCCGACGTAGAGAAGAAAGGCGATCCCTCCAATGAAGATAATACTGAAAAGATCCATGTTTACCTTTCTGAACTGAGAGCGTACGGAGGGAATCGAACCCTCATCAGAGCGGTGGAAGCGCCCTATATTAGCCGTTATACGACGTACGCATTTACATCTCTGGGATCTACCCCGTTTCGCTTGAGATGTTTCCTTAAGCCGTTATCAGAAACCCCGATGATCCTTGAGGCCCCAACTAGACTTCCGGTTGAGTTGATCAACTTAATTATATCAGAAAGTTCCGGATAGTCAACTTTTGTTTCGCCCACACTGTCGCATGCCCTACATTTGTAGCATTGGAAGGCACTTCTAGTCTTCTTTGAACCACAGGCGCAGATATCTCTAATATCAGGAGTAGATCTCTTATTGGAGAAAGTGTCCGTCTGTGTGTGACAGTTTGGACACAATATTCGCAAATTTTTGATCTCATTGTTCAGTCTATTACCATCAATGTGATCCAACTGTAGTACAATTGGCTTGCCGTTCCATTCCGGACCCAACCCACATTCATCACAGATGTCCACGTATCCATAGTCTCGGAGTAGAATACTCTTTAACCTAGATCCATTACGTTCCTTGCTAGGGTTGCAGAATACTTCAGCATTAGTTAAAGTTTTCTTAGCCCCTCCCCCACCTGAAGAATAGTCCCAGACAGGAAGATCTATACCATACTTACTACAATAGGATTTGAACTGCTTCCTATTGCCACTATTCGAAGCTAGTCCTAGAGATCGGACGGCATCTGCTATGGACTTGGACGACTGAGAAGCTTTCAGAAGAGAGTCTTTATCTTCCCAAATACTCTTGGGTCTCCTAGCCAAACAAATTTCCTTCCAAATACTTTGTTTATTACGTCGGGATGACATGATTTGAACATGCGACCTCCTGATCCCAAATCAGGCGCTCTACCAAGCTGAGCCACACCCCGAGATGCACTTTTTAACGGATGTGCGAACCTTGCAGGCCAGACAGGACTCGAACCTGCACTCTACGGTTTTGGAGACCGTTGCGTTAACCAATTACGCTACTGACCTATAACTTCTAAGTAACAGTATACCATACTCAGAAGCCTTGTGTCAACTTTCTCTGTGAAGCACGGTCACTTCACAATCAGTAAGATCAAACCAGTTCTTTGCGATACGTATCATTGTATCATCTCCGACTTCAGAAATCAAACCCAGCTTGTCTGAGCCGTCTGGACACACCACCTTGACAATATCACCCTTGCGTAGCAAAAATTTTCTCCAGTTCCGTGTTTGTCTGTTCCCATGACGTGAACAGGATCGGGTACTCCACGATACCGTCCATGGAGTCAATTATATCCTGCCGGTCATCAATGAAGATGTCAAGCTCAAGAGCCTGTGCCATCGGAGCCTTCAGATGATGCTTACGGACGAAATGGGTTCGATGCAAGCGTAGCCACTGAAAGAAGCTGTTGGCGTCCAACCACTTTAGAGACTTCTCTTCAGTTTTAAGGCCACACTTGGAAACGAGATGTAGCTCGTGCCCAGCCTTGGAGAGGATTCGTATAAAATCCCAAGCTCCCTCTACTTCAGGGGTCGCAAGGTAGAGATCAGTGAAGAATTGTGTGTCTTCTCCACCGCCACCGATGATTACGTTTCCGATGTCAATTCCGATTTTCATGTCTTCAGCTTACCATGAACGAACAGGAAAGTCCAACCGCCGTAGCAGTTGGACCTCCTTGTTAACTATTCAGGACTTCCTCAATCAAAGCACCAAACTGGTCCGGTTGATTCAGCAGTCTAACTAGTAGTTGTGCATCCTCTTCTGTCTTGGCGTAGGCGAAGAACTGATCCGATTCGGGGTCCATCTCAATGTCAGGAAAGGAAGGACCAAGAATCCAACGTAGATCCACATTACTCACTGACTGTTCCTCACCCCCTACAAGGATCGTCAAGCTTGTGACGTACGATCCGTCTGGGTTCACCCCTACGGTTGATCCTGAGATAGTGTAAGGATACTCCTGTTCGTGCTGTCCGATATCGAGGCCTACCGACTCCAAATCAGCGTATGTGTAGTAGTGAAAAGCATTGTAAGGATCGAAGGCCTGCTCCGGTGTTAGCCCCTCTTCATCCAGTCTCTTGAACCACTCTTGATATGTAGCAGTAGCCTCGTTAAACGGTGTAACCTTGATCATCAGAATGACCAGTCCTCGTCCTCGGTCTCCACAGATGTACCAATGACGTAGCTGGAGCCGGAACCAGAGAAGAAGTCGTGGTTTTCGCCTGAGTTGGGGTCAAGGGCAGACAGGATCGTGGCTGAGACGTTTGTCTGATCCTTGCTGAATAGAGGCTCGTAGCCAAGATTCATCAGAGCCTTGTTAGCGTTGTACTTCAGGAACTTCTTGACATCCTCAGTCAGGCCCAGATCATCGTAGAGACCCTGAGCGTACTCTTCTTCGATATCGTAAAGATCCATCAGGAGTTCATACGTGAAGTCCTTGTATCCCTGACGCTCCGACTCAGTGAGCCGCTTCTGCCCCTGCTGGTACTTGTAGCCGATGTAGTAACCGTGCACGGCCTCGTCGCGGATGATTAGGCGGATAAGGTCTGCTGTGTTCGTCAGCTTCGTGCGGGAAGACCAATACAGCGGAAGATAGAACCCGGAGTAAAAGAGGAAGCTCTCAAGCAGGGTTGAGGCGATTTTCTTCTTGTGCGGGTCATCTCCACCGTAGCGCGACAGAACCAGATCGGCCTTTGCCTGTAGCTGCTTATTCTCACGGGACCAGCGGAACGCGTCATCGATCTCTTTGGTTGAACATAGTGTAGAGAAGATAGACGAGTACGACTTGGCGTGCACGGACTCCATGAAGGCAATATTGGTGTATACTGCTTCCTCATGAGGGGTTACAGCATCCTTGATGAGAGAGATTGCCCCCACGGTCCCCTGAATAGTGTCCAACAGGGTCAGGCCGGTGAAGACCCTCATCGTGGCAAGCTGTTCTTCCTTGGTCAGGGTCGCCCACGACTGTACGTCGTTCGACAGGGGAACCTTCTCGCTGACCCAGAAATTCTTGATCAGCTTATTCCATACGTCAATGTCAACTGAATCCTCGATACGGTTCCAGTTAATTGCTTCCTTCGTCAATTGTCTCCTTCGTTGTAAAGTGTAAGATAAGAATACTCTGGGCCATCCACAACGTCAAATCGTAGATGACCCAGAGAGGTTAGATCAGAGTGAGCAACTGACGCATTCTTCCGATTCAGTACCAGCTAGCGCTGCCTGCCGTACCCTAGAGTAGTAGAGCGTCTTGATGCCCTTGCGCCACGCGTAGATCTGGGCCTTGTTGATGTCACGCGTCGTGGCCGTGTCGGGGAAGAACAGCGTCAGGGAGAGACCCTGATCGACATGCTTTGTTGCCTCAGCATATACGTCGATTGTGCGCTGCCAGCCTACGGCGTAGGCGTCCTCCACGTCCGCAAAGTTCTCGTTGGTCACGTACGGCTGAGGGAAGTAAACTCGCCCAGTCAGACCTTCCTTACGCGCCTCTACAGCGGCAGCTACCGGGTGGATGCTGGATGTGCTGTAGTTGATGTACGAGATGGAGCCTGTCGGAGGAATAGCCTGAAGGTAGGCATTGTAGAGGCCACCATTGTTGGCAATCTGGTTTGCGAGATAAATCCAGTCGTCCAAAGTGGGCAGGGAGATCTCGTACTCTTCAAAGAGCGCCTTGGTGTCTTCACTGTAGTCAAGCATACCTTCCGCACTGTACTTCTGGGTGAGGTACATCGGATCAGCATACTTTGACTTCTCGAATCCGTCAAACGGGCTTCCAGTTTCCTTGGCAAGCAAATGAGACGCAAGGTAAGCGTGATAGGCTACAGCGCCGAAGTATGCGTTGGTAAAGTCCAAAGACTCCGGGCTACCATACTTCCAGCCGTGCTTGATAAAGAATCCGTGGAGATTCATCTGTCCCAAGCCGATTGCACGGCTCCTGTTGTTACCCTCACGGACAGACGGAACGGAATCAATCTCCGACAGATCAGAGACCGCAGACAGCGCACGGATAGCCGTAGCGACCGTCTTCCCAAGGTTACCGCCTTCCATGGTCTTTGCAATGTTCAAAGACGCAAGGTTGCAGGAGATGTCGCGGCCCAGCGTATCATATGAGAGGTCATCTGCAAACTCGGAAGGAGTGTTTACCTGAAGGATCTCGGTACAGAGGTTGGACATGTTGATGCGTCCACCATCGATGGCGTGATCCCTGTTTGCGTTGTCCTCGAAGAGGATGTACGGATACCCGGATTCGAAGAGCAGTTCGGCAATCTGGGTGAAGAATGCGCGAGCGCCGCCCTTGAACTTGGTCTTCTTGATTCGTGGATCTGCAACCATTTCACGATACTCCTCCGTGATCGAGATGTCCGCGAACGGCTTTCCATAGACGCGCTCAACATCGTACGGAGAGAAGAGGTACATCTCTTCGCCGTTCTTGGCAAGCTCGAACAGGATGTCCGGAACCACGACACCAAGTGAGAGGGTCTTGATTCGGATCTTCTCGTCTGCGTTCTCACGCTTTGTGTCAAGGAACTTGGCGATGTCCGGGTGATGGGCATTCAGGTAGACCGCTCCAGCGCCCTGACGGGTGCCAAGCTGGTTGGCGTAGCTAAAGGCGTCTTCCAGCATCTTCATGACCGGGATGATGCCTGATGAGGCTCCCTCAATGTGCTTGATCGGTGCGCCCATCTCACGGATGTTGGAGAGCAGAAGCGCAACTCCACCGCCACGCTTGGAAAGCTGGAGGGCAGAGTTGATGGAGCGCCCGATGGATTCCATGTTGTCTTCAATACGGAGCAGGAAGCAGGAAACGAATTCGCCACGCTGAGCCTTTCCAGCATTGGAGAAGGTAGGAGTAGCAGGCTGGAGACGGCCTGTAATGATCTGCTCAGCGATCTGGCGGGCAACCTTGATGTCTCCACGGCCAAGCAACAGAGCGTTTGCCACAACTCGGTCCTCGTAGCGTTCCAGCCATGCCTTGCCGTCAAAGGTCTTCATGGCGTACTGGACATAGAACTTGTAGGCAGAGAAGTAGGTCTCGAAACGGTGTTCGAATCCGTACACGAACTTATAGAGATCCTTCACTTCCGTAAAGTTGTACTGATCCCAGACCTTGCGCTCATAGTACTCGTTATCGAAGAGAAACTTGAGCTTTTCCTCTAGACTATAGAAATGTTGGGTGGCCGGATTCACAACCTGCAAAAAGAATTGCTGGGCAGCAAGCTTGTCCTTGTCGAACTGGATCTTGTGGTCGGCATCCCAGAGATTTAGTTCTGCGTTTAGTTCAATGGGGCTTTCTTCGGTCAATTTTGCCAAAATGTATACAATCCTTCTTTTGTTTTAGTTACGTCTTCGGAGGTACCTGCTAGCTCAAATCGGTAGAGTAGGGGTACCTGTAGCTTGGCGGAAACGATCTCGCCAGCCTTACAGTAATCTCCATGGAAGTTGATGTTCCCAGAACCGATTACTCCTCTACATCTTACCCTATTTTCCTCCTGATTCAAAAACGAGATGACCTGCTTTGGGACAAACCCCTTACCACCGGCCCCGTAAGTAGGAGTCACCAGAACAAAGTCCTGATCAACGCGGACAAGTCCAGCATCAGCGGTCTTCAAGGGGAGCCTCAAAGCAGGTACATCTAGTTTTTCTATGAATCTCAAGGTGTTCTCAGACGTAGAGCTAAAGAACACCAACAAAGCTACCCTACCGGAGTCGCGTAGTACTCTGCAAGTTCCTCGATCTTCCCCGGATTGTACCCTGACCAGTCACCAATCGGAGTGGTCACGACTGGGGCCTGCTGGTATCCGAGAGCCTTCAAGTTCTCCAGTGCTTCAGCATCCTGAGAGATATCCAGCGAGTTATAGGCGATGCCCTTCTTGTCAAGTGCTCGGTAGGTTGCGTTGCACTGAACGCAAGAGGGCTTGGTGTAAACTGTCACCATTTTTTACTCCTTATTAATTTTAGCGGGTCTTCTATTGTACCCTCCCTTGAGAGAGTCCAGTTTTTCCATTGGGTGTGGTTGGCTGTTTCCGGAGGCCAATCCGATGTACTTTACGGTGCATTTTCCGCCATTCATGAAGGCGAGGATTCCCACCAAACCGTTGTGGCGTACTCCAGATGGAGAGTCATATGCATCAGGTTTGATCCGAACGAATTCCCCTAGTTTCACGTTTCCGTAGTCGAAGTCTCTCCAAGCATCCTCTCCGAACACTGGGACGGACTCTAGAGCGTTCCGCCCATTGGCACTCAGGAGGTCCATAACGGCCCCTCTCGCGGCCTCAGAAAGCTCGAAGGTCTCCAAGGTCAGGTGGACCGCTACGAGGGCCTGTATAAGGCTCTCATCGTCTTCCCGCAGTCCCGTATACCCGAGGCCGGTCAGCTTCTCGCGTAGGCCTTCAAAGTCATTCTCCGGTTGGAGCATAGTTATCCCCAAAGACTAGCTTCCGGATGTCATCGGTCGGGGTCTTGTAGTTTGGACCCTTCATAACCTTTCCATCATTTTCGCGGTAGATGGGTTTCCCGTCTTCGCCAAGCTTGCTCATGTTTGACTCATGGATGGCATCTACCACGGCTTCAAGGTCAATGCTTAGTTCCTTCGCAACCTTTTTGACCTCAACGGCAAGTTTGTCAAGAACTCTCGTGAGTTTCCGGGTGTCGTTATGCAGTATGGCTCGATGTAGATGGAAAAGCAACATTTCACGATCCTTCTCAATGAAGATGGAATATGCGCTCAAATCCACACCAACGTGTAGATCCTGATGCTCCAGCCCGAATACGAGTACCGCTCCGTGCACGACATACTGGATATCTCCAAGAGCGTCAGCTACCTCGACAATATCAAGAGCATTCATTGCCTCCGAAAACTCTTCAAGTTCTTCTCGGATCAGTTCGTAACGTAGGCCCGCAGTCGGGACACGAGTCGTAGGAGTGGCGGACATTGCCACACCGAAGGTTTCATTGAATTCTTTTACTTGAGCGAGAGTCATTTTGTCTTTCTTGGTAGTGTATAGGAAAAGTGTGCCCCCGCAACCGAAGTTACGAGGGCACACCTTAGGGGGTAGTGCTTAGCCGAAGGACGGCGGGAGCGGGACCGAGTTGTTGAAGCTCGGTGCTGCGGGAGCAGCAGGGGCGGGAGTGGTTGCCCACGGTGAACCTGCATCGATGGTCGGCTGGACCTGAGGAGCTACCGGAGCAGCAGCCTGAATCGGCGCTGCGGTCGGAAGCCCACCCGGAACCCCAGCAGCAGGCGGGGCCGAAGTCGGAGGAGCGAAGTTACGCAGACGAGCGTAAGTCTTCCCGTTGTTTCCTTCTTCGTGGTAAACCTCTGCCACAAAGCGACGGCCCTGAAGAGCCTGTGCAATCTGCTGTTCGCTTGGATTCTGGTCGAAGAACGACGCGTCCAGACCGAGAACGGCAAGGTCACCGAAGAAGAAAGTCTTCATGGCGTAGGCGCTGTCGGAGACAATGAAGTCGTGGAATACACGGGCATTTGCACGAGGACCGGACTCAACCGAAGGGTTGATAGTCCACTTGGGGTTTTCCTTGGAGGTCTGACCGATCTTAGCGGGTTCTTTGATCACGAACGTGTACATACCGGGATCAAGAATAGCAAATTCCTTTGCGCCCTCTTCGGCTTTGTTCATGAGGTCTTTCCAAGACTGTGCTGGCATTTTCGTTATTTTCCTATCAGTTATTGTTTTTGTTTGCGTATTCAGTTATATTGGAGGGACTAGAGGCTAGGTGGTTCCGGCTGACCGGCTGAAACGAGATCCGGAGAAACGAAGGACGGACCCTGAGGAGGTAGATCCTGAACAGGAGCCGCTACTGGAGCAGCCGCAACATCTTCACCGAAGATGTTGTTGAGCATGACCGTTACGTCGGGGTTCTCGATGACTGTAGGCAGTCCGGGAACACGTGACTTGGCTTCGTAGTTCGGGTGATTACCTACAAGGAGGTTTCGCGTATCGCGCAGTTCTCCGGTGACGGGATCAGCGACCTGCTGAATGTAGAGGTACGCGGTAATGTCGAACCAGTAAGGAACCTGAGAAGCGATCTGACCCTGAAGGTACGGCTTCACAATTCCATCGTAGTCACGGGACATGGCGGTGATAACTACCGCGTCAATCTTGTCATCTGTTCCGGCTAGGTCTCGCAGATCTCGACAGAAGAACGACATGACAGACAGGAGCTTTCCCCAGTCCTGTGTTTGAAGCTGCTGACGACCCTTGATGTTTTCTACAGCCTTGGACTGGAGTTCGGAGATCGAGTCAACGACTACCGACTTGAACGGGTGACGGCCACTCTTCAGGTACTCGTACGCTTTCTGGGCCTTTGCAAACTCATCAAGAGTTACAACGCAGATATCCCAAGAACCATCAGCTTCAGGCGGCGCTTCCGTAAGTGGATTCCACTTCTTCTTTCGGCCACGGAGGAACCTGCTTGCCATTTCTACGTCGAGATACAGTAGAGGCTTGGGTGCCGAGGTTGCTAGCGTAGATTTACCTGCTCCAGACATGCCGTGAACAAGCATCGTTAGCGATCTATCGGACATTTAGTACCACTTTCTTATTCGTTTTCTTCTTCATAACGCGCATTAGGATCTGCTTGTTCATAGAGTTCTTCAAGCATAGCTTCTGCGGATGATCCATCATCAAACATGGGGCACACTTGGAAGAATGGGCATTTCCATGTGCAATCTTTTGTGGGGCTTGGGTATGCATAGAAACGGTGATCCTCACCGGCATCCAGCCTGTCGCGTAGTTCCATTATATCACGAACAGTACCCATTGTCCTAATCCAGAACGACTGAAGCTGCTTGTCGTTGAATCTGACATCCAGCCTCTCGTAGAACGGAGGACTTGCTTTTGAGGAACGCTTGACCTTCTTGAGAAGGTTGTAGATTCCCCCATCTACTTTGGGATCACCGTTCACGGTATCCAGCTTCTCCAAAATGACGTAGAGCATAAGCTGTTCTGACATGTGGGAAGTCTCGTAGTATGAGTTGAAGGATGCTGCCGACTTATGGTCCATCAGTGCATGCCGACCGCTGGAGGCTCTACGGACCTTGAGGTCGGTCTTTCCCATCAGTTCAACACGCGGGTCCATTTCCAGACGGGTGGAGAGCTTCGATTCAGCCGCGATCACTTCAATATCCGCGTCGGGATTGGTCTCTGCCATCCACTCCATGTAGCCCTCAAGCATGATACGCCCTAGTTCGGCTTCGCTGTTGAACTTCTTTACCTTGTCCTCAAAGTTCGCATCATTACTGGCTTCGAACAACGCATTGTCAATGCGCTGAAGACGTTCATATTCATCAACCGGATTCTCACCAGTCGTGTAAAACAACTCCAGCGCATTGTGAATGCGGATACCAAGGGTAAGAGGGCCGACATAGGTCTTGTTCTTCGGCTTCAGCGCTCGGTATGTCCCAAGCCACCATTTGCGTCGGCAATCCTTGAAGGTCTGAATCTCGGAGTTGGTGATAGACACCGACTCCGGATTCCTCCCCAAGAAAGGCTCTGTATTGTATCCCATTTTAGCCTAACTTTGTTTGAATGTCAAACGGCTCGGTAGCCGCTTTCAACGAAGCACTCCCACACTGTGGGGAACTTCTCTTTGACAATTTCTGCCATGGGTTCAACCATGAGCGCGATCTCGTACTGGGCCTTGGACTGGTGCAGAGCATCCGGTCCCCAGTCCTTACGAAGAGACATGAAGTTGAGGGTTGCCCTCAAATTTGCCGTCCAATAGCGGGACACGTAGAGCGTAGTAGGAAGGTGCTCCCGTGCTACCTCGTTGGAGATCCCATAAGCCTTGAGCTTCTGGTAGTTCTCCCATGCTGATTCCGCTGCTGCCTTTTGCACGAACTGGACAGCGCCACGCTGGTCAGGACGGCCAAGTTCGAAAGTATACGCTCCGACCTTGCCTACCTGTACCAAGGGACGGTCCTCTCCAACGACGTAGAACTCGCCTTCCATCGTCTTATACCGGCCAGACTCACCGTTGGTGGAAGCGATACGGTGGGTCATGATCTGGCGGTCCACAAAGATGGGAGTCTCAAAGTACCACTGAAGGACACATGATTCAAACGGAGTACCGTGTCCTTCGCGGTAAAGGTACCTGACAAGCCCTGTGTTGGCTTCTGTGCCCCTAGAATCGGCTCCCTTGGTGGAAACCCTAGCGGAGCGTACAATATTCTCCTCCGTGCCCATGGAGTCCACAAGCTGAACTGTCACGTCACTGCGAAACCTTGCCGGAATAAGTTCGATCTCATCAATGTTGACGGGACGCTTGGCTGTTGTTGGTTCTGTCATTCGTTTTCTTTCGTTTCTTCTGGTTTTATTGATAGTTCGCCCCTGATGAACTTCTCCATCAGTAGCTTGTCCCTCAGGATGTACTCAAGCTGGTTGGATTTCTCCTCTACCGCCTTGAAGACAATCTCCTCACTGGAATCCTTTGTGACGTAATCCACGATCCGGATAAAGTCATAGACTTCCGAACCGATACGGTGAACTCGTGCCTCAGCCTGTAGGTTCTCGATCATGGACCAAGAGCGCTGGAGGAAGACGGCTGTACTGCCCTTTGTGAGGGTAATACCGGTTCCACCGGCAGCAATGGTGCACAGAATGTACTTGGTCCTTCCAGACTGGAAGTTTTCCATGTGCATTTCGCGCTCTTTGGCATCCTGATCACCGGTAATTAGTCCGTGCGGAATCTTGAGCTTATCCAGACGTGCTGATAGCATGTTGATAAGCTGGGAGGACACTGCAAAGATTACCAATGATTCGTCGCCATAGTCTTCCAGATCATCCATGAAAGCATCAAGCTTGCACGATGGGTCGGAGAGACGGACGTACGCCTTGTTGACCACTGCTGCGAGCTTAGGATCGTAAATATCACGATACTCTACCTCAGCGAAGGCCGAAGAGAATTGCAGGAGCCTTGTGAGTTTGGTGAGCGGCGATGTGGTGTAGATGATGTCTCCACCCTCTACCTCAGCGATCATCTGCTCTTGCATCTGCTTGTACGCCTTGGCCTGCTTGGTGCCCATCTCCACGTCTCTACGTTCGTAGACAACCGGAGGCAGGAACGGTAGAATTACTTCCTTGGACATACGACGCGTGAACGGGTCGATGCCGTTGAAGAACTCTTGCTCCATCTCAGGACGGATACCAATGACGATCTTACCGCCCCATGCCGAATCCGCAGTGATGCAAAATCGGTCGATGAACTTGTTCCGGGACGGGTAAGCCTCCGGAAACAGCCAGTTCAGCGGAGAGAACAGGTCTTCAGGATTCGAGGCAATCGGAGTACCCGAAAGTCCAATCCTGATCTCCGCATCTCCGGTAGCAGCCTTGAACGCACGGGCGGTCTTGGATGCAGGATCTTTGATACGGTGGATTTCGTCACCGATAACAGACTTGAACTCAATTGCGTTCAGTTCCTTGGCGTGAGCCTCACAGGTCGCTGCCTTGATTTTGTTGTCAAGTCCCTTGCACTCTGTACAGCGCTTGAGCGCAATGGAGCCGAAGGGTTTCAGCTTGGAATGTGCTCGAATGGATTCCCAGTTGATTATATATACGTGTGCCTCTTCCTCCAGCAGCTTGCGCCGTTGAGTGGCCGTTCCGTCGATCACATTGATCTTCAGCCCCGGCCAGACCTTGAGGATTTCCTTTTTCCAACCCATTTTGGTTGAGTTCGGGCACGCTACAAGCATCGGAAACACACGGTCTCCCTGTGCAGCCAACTGACGAATGGCTCCGGTCGAGGAGATCGACTTGCCGGAACCCATTCCGTTGAACAGCATACCACGTTTCACCGTGGAAAGGAAAGCGACATCCCCCTTCTGGTGTGGGTACAGTCCCACATCGGGCATCACTTCTTCCCAACCGGGAGGAGTGATCTCCATACGCATACCATAGGCTGGCAGAACTACGTTATTGTATAGGTCTTGAACCCACGCTTTCAACTTAGGCCCAACGGTGAGCTTTTCCTTGAAGGTGGATTGCAGCGCCAAACAGGTCTGCCATGTAAGGCTGTACGTCCAAGAGCTATCCTTGGCCTTGAAGTGCGCCGATGGAACTGAGTTGAGAAGAACCTTGTCCTTCCATTCAAACTCTGCTATCTTTATCTTAGTGGGATCGGTCTCATCGATCTCAGCAATTAGCGCCATATTTCTCTTTCGTCAATAGTTTAACATTGTATCACACAAGGAGCTTCCTTGTCCACTTTCGGTTGCGGTCCACGATCCAGACCATGGCGTGGCGAAGGCTATCATTAGCGTGGCCTGCCCCTCCGACATGCCAGAAGTCCACAGCACGGAGCTTGTCATTGTCGGCAAAAGGCTTCTGAGAGGGAAGCTGGAGGTCCAGCACCTTGCCATTGAGGTAGCAAAGGTACCGGACGACTCCGATGAGTTCCAAAGACCACGGGGCATCCGAGAGTTTTCCCGTCTCCACTGTGATCTTGAAGTCCTCTATAACAACATGTGTTTCCTCATGTGCAATAAGTTCCGCAATTTTGTCATGGAACTCCTGAATTGTGACTTCCGCAGCCCAGACCTTGACAGGATTCTCAGGATCGATAAGATCGATGAGACAGGCACCTGTCATCAGTCCGGGGTCGATAGCGAGGAGGTAGCGGCATTTACACTTACAGTAAATCATTGGTTCTCTTTCAGATAGGCTATGGCATTCTCTAGAATTGAGATATCATCCCCTAATTGCCCCAGAGCTAGGTTGCATCGGTAACAAAGCAATCCCCTAAATTTACCTGAGCTATGGCAGTGATCTATTACAAGAACCTTGTGCCGGTCTTCTACCCCACCTACGCACTGTAAGGTACCTTCACGCGGACACAGTTTACATTTACCGCCCTGCTCTTTATATACTCTAAAGTATTCCTCTACTGTAGTACCTACCTTCACACAGAAAGCATGCAATCGGTAGTGCGGACCACAATAGCCTAACCCTGTTTTACCTGAGCCATCCCGTGTGCATCCTTCTATCTTACACATAAACTCGTGATACTTTCGGATATGAGTAACGAGATTTCCTGAATTGAATATACTTCCACAACCATAAGGGCATGGTTTCTTTTCCGCGAGGCGGGTATTCCTAGAACCGATCCCAATTTTCAATCTGGTCTCGGCGGATCTAGGAATACCCTTCTCGCCCTTCTTTACCAAGTATTACTCATATTTCTGTCCCCAACTCACAGCCCCAATGATTTCGGGTTCAGCCGGAAGATCCACGTCAAATTCTCCATTGACGTAGGACATAAGGGCCTCGATCTCCGGGAGAGCCTTCTCAACCATGTGTTCCGGCATGGAGAAGATCATTTCGTCATGTATAGCCATTTGCATAAATTTTCCGTAACCCGCAGCGTCAAGACGGACGATGGCCTTCTTCATCAGTTCAGCAGCAGTACCCTGAAGCGTGTAGTTGGTCAAAGTGTACATCTTGCCAGCATCGGCAGGGATGTGACGGCCAGTGCCGGTTACAATGTAGCCAACACCTTCCTTCTCCTCACGCATTTTGCCCATGGTTTCAGTGTCGGTCATGAACCGCTTGATTCCGGGGTACGTGTTGAAGATATCGTCCGAAACAGCCTTCATCTGTTCAAACGACACACCAGCAGAGTCCGCCATCTTCTGAATACCAGACCCGTAGGCGGCACCATACATGACGTTCTTCATCAGACCACGACGCTTGTCCTTCTTAGAGAAGTTAGGGTCGTTGTAGATCTGACGGCCAATGGATACGAAGAAGTCTCCACCGGTCGCATCAGCTTCCTTGAATGCAGCCTGAAGTGCGGGGTCACCCGAGAAGTGCGCCAGAAGACGCATCTCGACCTGTGAGTAGTCGCACGAGATCAGCACGTCCCCCGGATTACGCGGAATGAATGCCTTACGGACACCCATCTTGTCATCCTTGGGGATGGTTTGAAGGGCTGGAGAGGTCACAGACATACGGCCCGTACGTGCACCCATAGTCTTGATAGACGGGTGCACAATTCCCTCATTATGCATTTCAAGGAAGTTCTTGAAATAGCTGTTCGACATCTTGTCTGCGTTGCGTACTTCATTGATAAACTTCGCAACTTCCCGTACCATCGGATTCTCATCCTTGAGGAAGAGTTCCATCTGATTCTTGTCCACTGAGGGATTTCCTGAAGTCTTGGAGAAGACTTCAAACTTTGCGCCTAGCTCATTCTGGAAGAAGTTGGCAAGCTGAGGATTGGAGCCAATGGAGATTCCCCAGTTGTCCTTGGCCCACTGCTTGGACTTCTCCACCTGTGCCTTGAGTTCATCAAAGCGCTTCTTGGAATATTCAAGGTCAACCCGCATACCCTGCATTTCCATATCGGTACAGATACGGCGCACAGACATTTCAAGGTCATAGGCTTCAGGGAACTTGAGATCGGTCCTGAAATGAGACCACAAATGGGCAGCGAGAATAGGGTCCAATGCACTGTACAGGTAATAGGCCGGGAAATCAACAGGGATTGTAGCCCAAGTCCAGCCATGAGTTTTCATGGCAAGCTTGAGTTCCTTTTGTCCCGCATCGGACCTCGGATCGACATGTTTGGTGGACAGAGTTTTTAGATCATTTGCTCCACCGGGATTCTCGATCTGAGCCATGATCATAGTGTCATGGGTTCTCTCCCAAGGCATTTGCCAGTCAGCGTGGACCTTCAGCCATTTGGCATCGAATGAGGCATTGTGGAGAGTAAATTCCCCTTCCCAAGCATCCATGCATTCGATTGCCGCGCCTCCCCAGCCCTCCCATGGAATCGCCCAGCCCTCACGATGGTCACCGATCTGGATCAATCGAAGTTTGGCTCCGGGTTCCCACGCATCAAGCCCCGAAGTTTCGGTATCTAATCCCATTACATCTCTTCGTTCACCAAGCCAACGCTTCATGTCAAAGAGATCGTCAATACATGTTACAAGTCTAAGACTTGTGTCTTCAGGGAGTCTTGGCATCTATACCTTTTTCTGTTATTTTATAGTTGGAGCCATCCGTTTCCTTTCGGCTCCTCGATTTCCGGTTGTTCTGGTTGTGCGAGCGCATAGCTCAGTCGGTTTGCACGATCACGTACATGAACACCGAACTCTTCAGTATTTCTTGGAGTGCCTGTATCCACGTAGCTCAGACCGAGATACTTCAGCTTGGCGTATGCTCCGGTCGTGAATGCCAGCGGAATAACGTCCCCTTGGAAGCTGTCTAGGAAGTCCCCTAGCGTGTCAACGTTGGACGCGGATACGAAACCACAGGAACCCCACCAATCGTCCGGGAGAGAGGCGTACAGAGCCTCTAGGACGGCATCCTTGGATGGATCGTGGAGTGGGTTGCCCTTCTTGTTGTCCAGAATGAAGATGTTCCGTGGACTGAGCTTGGTACGGCCTACATAGTTTACACCATAGCCAGCGAAAAGTCCAGCCCGCCCCTCAGCGAAAGATGCGTCTACTGAGATCTTGCGGATCTTGTCCAGATCCGGAACAGGCCCAGCCCAGATTGGTGAGTTCTCATCCAGTCGGTCGGTGAACGCCCGTGCCCCGAGAGTCGCCAAGTATAGCTGCTTCCATCGGGAGGCGTCAGCTAGGTCGTCAAATGTATCCACGATGTGGAAATTCCCATTGGGCCTGTAGTCGTTGACCGCCTCGAACCCGAGCAGTGGTTTGTCGTCCAGTTCGTTGAGGTAATCGTAGAACGGCGTCATGCCCTTGAGGTCGGTGTCGATCAGAATAAACAATGGTACCCTTTCTGTTAGTGTAGCTTCATTCTATCAGAAAGGGTGCCAAAAGTCTATTCGATGCGGTCCACGTAGAAGGCATCCGCGATGTCCTGATCCAAACGGGCGGCATCCGTGAGGAGTCTGCGAGCCACGTTGGTCAGGTATTCGGTTCTGTTTTTGTCCTGCTTCATCAGTGATGCTACCACACTCACGGCATCCGCGCAAACATACGCCGCGTATCGCGGTGTCTCAGGATATACTCCGTCGAGGCTCAGCTTCTCAGGTCTACAAAATTCGCACGGGACGTAAGCGCTGGAAAGCTCAGCACCATCCACCGCCGATAGCTTATTTCGTGTCACCGTCTGGCATTCTTCTGAATGGTAATACACGCTGACACCAATCCTCGCAAGGACATACTGGCCCTTGGGTGTCTTATAGAGTTCAAACTCTACCCAGCGTGGTTTCTTTACATCTCTACTGGAACTTTCAGCGAGCTTCGCCCCACTGAATTCCAAGGTTCTTACGCCGTCTCGCACGTAATATTTCATGTCATTACTTCTCTCATCAATTTGTCAAAACCCTCATTTTATGCTAATGAGTCATCCTTCTATTATATCTTATGTAAGTTTGGAAAATGCAGAAGGGCAGGTCTTCTCGACCTGCCCTTCAACAATTTTGCTATTTATTTGGCGGAAGCGTGGTAATGTCAGCCACAGCCGGTGCTTCTGACTCTAGTGCCTCCAACTTAGCGTGAGCTTCATCAAGTGCTCTAACAGCTTCGTCCCGTTGATCCCTGAGAGCTTCAGCGAGGATTTCAAGCTGTGTTTCACGGTTCAGGGATTCCCTAAGTTGTGTGGCTAGCTTGGATGCTTCCCTCTGGGCAACTTTGAGAGGGTCAATGGTAGGTAGTTCTGACATTTCTGTCCTTTCGTCGTTTTGTTACTATTCGATTATACCGTATCTTCGGTGGCTTCCGGGGTAGCCGGTTCTGCTGGTGCCGAATCTACTTCGGCAGCTTCCTCTTCTGCCGCCACTTCTGATTTGGTGGAGGCGTCAAAGAGGATTGCCCCTAGTGTCGTAGCAATGTCTGCCACGTAGGAGTCATCTACTGTAGCCTCTGCCGTAATAGTGACTCCGCTGTCTCTGCGGATTGAGAGGTTGATCTGAGCCATTATTTGGCCTTTCCGTTCGGTTTTGTGGGTTTATTCTCTGGCGCTGGTGCTGGGGTTGGCGGGACAGGAGTAACAGGCTTCTGTTTCTCCCTTTCCTTCCTCTCCTTGTAGTTTTGAACAACGGCGCGAGCTTTCTTTAGGCGTTCTTGTACAATGATTTGGATTTCTTCAAAGGTTTTCATAATTTCCTATCTTATTGAAGTTTCGTCACACGGAGCTTCGAGTCAAACTGCATGGTTCCGCCACTTGCCTGCAAAAACTGAACAAGTACTATTTCATTTGCAGTTGCGTAGAAGTTCGGGACGGAAATACTGAACTCCCAGACACCACCTTCGGCCTTTGCCTGAGCGTTATGGATAACTGTACCGGCAGCGTTCTTAAGGAAGATACGGGATGCTGAATAGGTTGTACTGTTGTTCCAAACTACCAGATGAATACAGTAAACCCCCGCCTCCATAAACTTGATCTGGTCGGCTGCTGGGAAGGTAACAAATCCATCGTTGAATGACTTGTTGGTATCCTTAGCAAACGTTCCCGGACCCCATACAGTGTTATTGGGCGGGAAGCTCGTAATTACGTTGGTCTCGCAGTGCTTGATAGGAAGAACTGCATTTCCTTGTACAGTAAGGGTGCCGGTGACCGTTGCTGAAGAAAGAGTAGCAGCGCCAGTAGTAATTGCACCAGTCGTAACGGCACCCGTAAAGTTAGAAGTACCCGTTACAGCTAGATTGTTCTTGACTGTAGTAGTAGACGCTGTGACTTCCAGATGACCTGTGCTGTCAAAGTTCGTTCCAAGAAGGATCTTGGTATCTGCGTCAATTCGCATTTCACCATTGGCGTTAGGAGTATAGATACTCGTCATCCGAGCGCCGTCAGAATTTCTCCTTCCCTCAATCGCCCATAGTCCATTATCGGTTACAGACATTAGAGCATAGCCTAGAGCGACTGTACCTGCCTGATCTGAATATGTGCTCATCGTTGCATGGAAGATATCGTCATCAACCAAAGGCGCTAGAAGGTCACTTCCGCCATAGGTATTCACCCTGAGACCAGTGATTCGTTCATCACCGTCAATGGTAGGGACATACCACATGTATAGGCTGGCTTCCTCAAAGCCATGATTTCCGGGCTGTCCGGCGTCCAGCCACATGTTAGGCGAAGGGTAGAGCTTATTTGGATCGGTATCAGTGCTTCCGGCAAGAGTTGTTGCAATCATGTTTGCAACACCTTCACCGACAAGGGCCTGAGAACCTGAAGTAGTTACGTCAGGCTGACCGCCTCCACTTCTATCAAGAGTCGAGAGACGAAGCGCATCACCATTATACAGGATGGAGGCAGGAGTCTGTGGTCCTTCGCTACTGTGAGAGTTGTTGAAGAGAATTCCGGGGGTAGAGCTAAATGCACTGTGAGAGTCGTAGGTCAGGTTACCGAAGATAGCCGAAATGGTTCTTGTTCCGGCACCTTCTACAACCTCTGAGCCGGTCGTAGAAAACGTACCCTTAGATGTAACTGCACCTGTAGCAGCACTGATGGCAAATGTCTCAAGCCCAACGGGGTCATAAGCCTTGAATCCCGTTCCATCCAGCTTGATTCCACGAGAAGCGGTTGCTTCTGTCTGGAAAAGGGCACCCGTGATAGTCTTACCGTCAATGGCACCATCAACCACGAGCTTACCGTCAGCCGCACGAGTCATTGCCACGTAATCAATGTCCGTGGTCGTTCCGGTTGCGTTGTTGGTTACCTCGATGAAGAATTCAACGGCAATGGTTCCAGCAGGCAGGGCAGGAGAGTACCCCTCAATGAGCGTCCAAGTGTTGGCCACCAAGAGAGGGCTGGAGACTACTGTAATACTGGTGCTTGATGTGGCATTAGTATAGCACTTCATGCGAAGCTTGATGGAACCAGCAGCCAGTGCAGCAGAGGACTTCACATACATGGAACCACGGAATCGGTCTTCAGTGCCAACGGCCACTCGGTTTACAAGGTTATTGATAGTCTGAAGAGAAGTTGTTCCGGTGATTCTCAAGGCAGGAAGAGACCCACGGCCAGCAGTTGCGTTGATCGACTTATTGGCGTCTAGCGTTCCCCAAGAAGATCCGTTGTTTGAAAAATTCGATTCCACGATGAGGTTATCTGTGGAAGTAATGACAAGCTTATCTGTAGTGATGGTCTTAGCTGCAATACGGGCACCGGACATTTCTCCAACGGTGATCTTAGCTGCATCAATAGAGCCAATGATACCGTTAGTAGCTGTGATAGAATTCTGGACCAGAATGTCTACGGCGTTGATGAGATCCGCATCAATGAGCTTAGATCGAATAACGGCTGCGTCTAGGCGTGCCGCAGCAATTGTTCCAGCATTGATGACAGACGCATCCATGGTTCCGAAGATACCGGAGGCAGATGTAATCGAGTTGGCCGCGAAGATGTCTGCGGCATTAATGTAGGACGCCTCTATAAGTTTTGACTTTATGGTCTCAGCGTCTAGGCGAGCAGCAGCGATTGTTCCAGCATTGATCTTATCTGCACTTAGATCCGCAATTTGTGCGTTCCCGATGGCACCATTGGCAACGATAAGAGATCCGGCCTGAATAGCTCCGTCAACAATGAGGGTTCCCTCATTCTTACGGCGTATCGATAGATTGTCAATCCAAAACTGGTTAGTGGTTTCTGCGTTGTTGGCAAAGGTTATCCACACCTGAATAAAGGCGACACCGGCAGGAACAGTGTAACTACCAGTCTTCTTTGTCCAAACAGTACTCTTAGTTGTACCAAAAGCCGAAACATTTGTCCAAGAAACCGGAGCCTTTGTTGGCCCAAATGTACGGAAGCCAAGTCCAGCGTTACCGGTTCCGACAGTGTTTAGGTTACGTGCCTCATACTCTACATAGAATTGGTCCCCAACCTCTACGGGAATGAGTTTGTAACCGTATACGTCGTTGTTTGAGCCGTTTTGGGCATTGAGGGCAAGAGCCTTCCCGGTTCCGTTACCCGCCGTGCCCATGGTACCGTAGGTTCCGCCAAGTCCCGAGATATCAATTACGGTAGCGTTACCAGTATTTGAGTATCCCTTAGGTGCCTGTCCAACTGTATCGCTTTCGAAGTCAGGGTTCTCAACATAGTTATTGATGTCCGCGATCAGAAGCTTATCGGTACTGATGGAGGAAGCGGCAAGTCGGGCAACATCAAGCGTACCGGCAGTGATTTTTCCGGCATTCAGGTTGGCAATGACAGCGCTGTCGAGCGTACGGCTCTGCCATGACGTGGTAAACTCCCATTGAGCAATAATGAGTCCGCTACCGTTGTGTTGGAACCACGTATCCCCTGCGATATATCCGGTAGTTCCTGAGGCAGCAGAAGTGGAGTAGATTACCTTGTTCTTACCGTTGGCAGCAGTCAAGGCGGTATTGGCAGTACCTTGGGCAGTGGCAATAGAGGCATCCTGAGTGGAAGTCCATGCGCCGTTCCAGATGTACGGCTTGTTTCCGTCGTCGGTATCGAACCACAAATCACCGGTAGTGTTTCCAGTCAGTGGCGGTGCAGACGGTTGAGACCACGTTCTCGTCTTGAGGTTGACTGTATCGGTCAACGTGGTTATACTTGCAGGAGTGCCGTAGGCGGTAATCTCTTCCGTTGTAGCGGGACGAACGTTCAGCCAGTCATAGATAATATCCTTGACAGCTTGAGTTCCCATGCCTACAGAATATTGACCCATGAGCCAGCCGTTCATGGCTGTCCACGTACCTGTTGCGTTGGTTGGACGACGGAGAACTTTAACTACTCGATACCACTTTCCAGTGACCGGAGCGGGGATCTCAGTTGCCAGAGAAACAGTTACTCGTTGGTTCGTCATACCGGCCCAGTCAAGAAGCACACCGGCCCCGCCGAAGGAGCTTCCGGAAACTAGACGTACATCCAGTTCTAGAGTAAAGTACTCTAGGTTAGGGGCATGCGCCAGCGCAGTGTGGAAGGTTAGTCCACGCTGTGTTGTGGTGTCTGTGCAGTTGAATCGGGCAGCGTACTTTCCCGTACGTACTGTTGTTGTTTCCTTCGTCGGAGCATTGTTGTAGGTTGCGTAGTTGGCCGGTACAGCACCCGTCCAGTCCTCAAAGGACGGGTTGAGGGAGTAGGCCTGTGCCTGAATTGCAGCCATCTGGGCAGCATCAGCTTTAGTTGTTGCATCAGTGGCAGCAGCAGAGATTGCTTCCGCTTTAGCAGCAGCAGAGTCCTGTGTAGCCTGCCATATCGATCCACTGTACGTGTAGAGCTTATAGTTGTTGTCGGTATCTACCCAAGTATCACCTGTATTATATGTGCCTCCGGTAGGTTCGGAGGTTTGAAAATACGTCTTATTCTTTCCGTTGGCTACGGTGAATGCACTATCTGCCGTTGACTGGGCAGTAGCAATTGTAGCGTCACGCGCAGAAATCCATTGTGTGCTTGTTGTATCCCAAGTGTAAGGCTTATTTCCGTCATTAGTGTCAAACCACAGGTCCCCGGCTCGGTGTGAAGTTCCGGCAGGAGGGTTATCCTGCCTCCAGACTGTACTTTTACCGTTTGCAGTTGTCTGTGCCGTTCCCGCAGCGAGGGCAGCAGCAGCAGCATCATTGAAAGCCTGATCTGCGGTAGTCTGGGCAGCAGCAGCGGCAGCAGCAGCATCAGTGGCAACCTTATCGGTTACAACAACCCATGCAGAGCCGTTCCAGCGCTTCGGGGTGTTTGCTCCACCGGTAGTATCAATCCAGAGGTTCTGTGCAAGCTGGTCGGCAACAGCAGGAGCGGAAGACTGGATAATCACCTTACCCTTTGAGTTGGCGATACCCGCAGCCGTTGCAGCGGAGGCCGCAGCAGCATCAGCAGCATTTTGAGCGTCATCGGCAGCAGTCTGTGCATTGTCAGCAGCAGCTTGGGCAGCGTCAGCGTCCGCCTGAAGCGCTGCAAGGGCATCGTTGATACCCTGATCGGTCACAGCACTTTGCATCACCAGAGGGGCGCTTCTAGCGCTTCTGGCAGCTAGGTTTCCGTTGTAGTCCTCAGACTCAAGGGAGAACTCCCACGTCTCTCCGATAGCCGCGATATCCGTTGTGACAAAAACAGACTCAGAAGGGAGACGGATGACTCCAACATCCACAGTTAGGACAGTTGATCCGGAGACGATCTTGTGTCCCACGACATTGACGTGTACGAAGTCCTTTGGCTTTGCGGCATTGCCTACGAAGAGTCCGTCCCAAGACACGGTAAAAGTTCCGGGCTGGGAGGTTGCCACCGGAGTAGTAGCCACAGGAGGAGGAACAATGTCCCCGACGAACGGCTGGAAGCCTATAGTCCCATCAGGAAGCTGCCCGATGATAGTCTTGACGCCTGTTACAGGGTCTTCGGCAATAAGGGTCTCGCGAATTACGATATTGCCGGAAGGTTTGGTCTCAAGGGATTTTACCCTGTTACGGAACTCCGCGAACTCGCGAAGGAACCCGCCGTCTGGCCCGATTCTTCTTACTTCCGTCATTACTATCCTCTACGTCATTTTACTGCTAATCTACAAACTTGTCTTCCTTTTGAAGGCTAACCTTGACGCTATCTGAAGTATCTCCTACAATACTTAGAAGTCGCATCTCAGTCATACCATCAGGGAGGGAGAGCCACCCTTGTGTAATTACGTGAACCAAGTCACCCGGCCAGAAGTCTCCCAACGGAATGGGGCCGTCTGCTCGAACCGTCATCTGAACTTCCAGAAGTGGTTCCTTGTTCACCCAGAGGTTCGATATTCCATGGTTGGCTACAACCGTTGGATTCTCACTGTTACCAACATTGACGACCGTCTCAAGCAAAGGGTATTGCGCCTGAAGAGGTCCATCATTGGTAGCTACCTTGATGAGAAGCCCCTCATCCTGACCAGCACCGGTTGAATAAGTTCTAAAGGTCTGATATGATCCAGTTACGATAGTGCTCATATCAACTACCTCTCCTCTTGCAGGAGTGGTGTCCCATACCGGAGTATATTTCTGGTAGATTCTTGGCTGCTTATCTGTACCCGTCCAGAAGTCGAACGTAAGTTGGTTATCCTGAATAAGCCTTGGTTTAAACATTATATCAGGCCCATTGATGACGTTTGAAAGCTTTGTCAACACATCATCGGTATTGATGTTCTGTAGGTTGAACCCTCGGTACGTTCTCTCATGGTTTGCGGACTCGTCCGCGATAGGGAACGAGATCGGAAGCGACCCACCCGGTTTCTTCTGCGATTGTTCGACAACCCTCTTGGCGATAGTGGCGAGGGACAGTCCGTTCCAGTACTTGTAGCTTTTCGCTAGCAAGTCCCAGTTGGTCTGCTCATCAATCACAAACCTCTTAGCGAGGACTGAGCGGATACCTCCACAGCCGATAGTCACGAAATCCGAAGACTCGGAGGGGCGGGTAATGATCGGGCCAGCAATGATGGGAACACCCTTGTAGAAGAGCACAACACCTGCCCACCATGGAGAAAGCCAGTACTTGAGGTTCACATTAGGCAGAGTATTCTTCCTCAGCTTCATGCTAATGGACTCAACACCGTTCAATTCCATTGACCACGAGGCAGATTCAAACTCAAGTTGAGGTCCAATGTTTCCTGAAGAGACTTGAAAAAGATTAGCTGTCCACATTAAATAGCCGGTCCAACGTCTTCAACAGTGTAAATGACGCCGCCTCGACCGAATCCAGCGCTAGTGCCGTAGTATGTTGCAGCCTGTCCCGGACCAACCATTCGGCCTGACCCAAGGTTGGTGGTATGGGTTCCGGCTGAGACGTTGATGGTGTGCTCCCAATAGTACTGTGCCCACGCCTGATGCAACCCCGGAGTGGTGAAAATGATCATATCTCCACCGTCAATGTTCGGAAGGAAGTAATGCTCAGTGTATTTGGAGTTGTCGAATCCTACTGCACCGGAAGAATAGAGTAGTGCGTTCACGCTGAACCTTACTCTACGGTCTGTTGGGACGGTGAAGGTTCCATGCCCTTCCCTTAGAAGAGGAATAGAAAGTAGTCCGGTATAGGTGTTCTGCCATCGATGTAGGACACCGAGAGAAGCACCATACGGGATAGAGTAGTTTATTCCTCCGGTTGCAACTGCGGCATTGGTATTAGTGTTTCCTGCGGAAACAACAAAGCGCTTGAGTTCAACTGCACGGGCAGGGAGGACGGTCCCCACACCGACGACAATATTTGCGTCCCCTTCAATGGAAGGGTATCGTTGCTGGACGTAGATAATGTCTGTACGTGAGCCAGAACCCGGAGCCGCTGCTGTTGAGATAGTAGTGGTGGCAACAGGAGCAAGGATAATCTCGTCTGTAGCCGTTTTGATTGCTACGACTCCTGAATTAATCGTATAACTCATGATGGATGCGCTGGTTGTGATAGTACATCCACTGATAATTCCGGGGGTAAAAAGTCCACCGTAGATTTTTCTAATATCAGATGACGATGTTCCGGAGGAACCGTCTGCTGCTGGATCGACGCCAAATCCTGAAGTCATTTGTCTCTTCTTCCTAAATCCAAGTATCTCTATACATTATATCACACCAGCCTGAGCCATTCTGGATTGGTGTGAATGTGGGCTGAATGGTAGCCCCAGCAGGAATTGAAAACCAATCCCTTCGATTAACCAGTGTGGTTTTATCCACACCATTTTGAGTAGCGGTCCCTTTAGCCGTATCGATAATGACCGGAGCCGAGAAAGTCACCATTCCGGCATAGGTAATTACCTTCCCAAGATTGTCCTCGACAGAGAACCCGGAGAAATAGTCCCCCGTTACAACGAAAGTAGGCCATGCATCAGCGTTTCCATTATTTTTAACGGTCTGAATGGTGTTCTCGCCTGCCAGATTATAGTCAAGCGGATAAGATAGTCGATATTGTAGACCTCCTAGCGTGACATTAGCTCCAGCCTGAAATACTCTCATTGGGCCGTAGATGTGTGGGTCCGGAGCGTACAAATCGATTTTGAACACAGCAACATTGTCAAGCTGCTGGGTCCATGAGACAGCACCTTCCAGCCCAACTGTTGCATATCGGGTATCCGAGGAGGTTTCCACGGACATTTCCACATACTCTCCCGCCCGAAAAAGCCCAGTGAGTTGATCACGCATAGTCTGGAGTTCCGCACGATTAAGAGCGACAGCGGTCCCAGACAGGGATATAAGGCGGGACGAGAATGTGTAGGGTTCACTGAAGTCACCGTTGGAAACGGGGCGGACTGTGGCATCTCGTCGCGCAGCCGTTCCATCAGTCCACCCAACCATAGCTACAGGATCAAGCACAAACTGCCCGTAGGGGGCAATTCGTGACGAACGGAATACCGTATCCTTGATTGTCACTATGATTTTGTCGTTCTTGAGATACATTTGTCTATCCTAGTTTGAAGTGGAAAGTTTCCAGTACATGTGATTCATTGCAGCTTCACCAATTTGTGTCTCATTGAGACCCTGAGATGGATTTACTGTAAAGTTCACATTGGTGACTCCTCCAATACCGGACTGGCCGAATACACCAGTTCCGGTCGAAGCGCGGGAGGTTCCGGTAACAGTGTCTCGGGAGAGTACCGGAGCAACTGTCGCGGTTACGGCTTGTTTCTGAGAAGCCGTTTTAACAGCAGGAAGCATAATATCGGCTATCTCCGGAACCGCTGCTTCTGCAAGAGTCGCAGTGGCCTTCTTGACACGTCCCACCATGGACTCAATACCAATTGCCAGACCAGCGCCAAGCTGCTTACCGACCTGATCACGCATGACACGGGACGGAGACTTGATTCCGAAGAAGTTTTTGATAGTATCAAGAGCACCAGCGGCAATATTCTTAATGGTGTCAACAATCGCACCCGAAGCATTACGGATACCTTGGGCAAGACCGTCGATCAGGTCTCGACCAGCGTTCAGCAGAAGACTACCGAAGTTACCGATATTGTTGAGGATATCGCTTCCGATTCGTCCTATTGTGTCGAGGACGTTTTGTATGTTACGCTGTACCTCATTGACAAATCCGCTGACTCCGTTTACGATGTTGTTCCAGACATCGCGCACGAAGTTACCGATGGCGCTCCATGTGGAGTTCCATGCGTTGTTAATTCCATTGACCACATTGTTGATGGTGTTGGATACGTTCTGGATGGCTCCCGAGACGAAGGAAACTATGTTGTTCCAAATGGTCGAGAAGAAATTTGAAATCCCGCTCCAGATGGAGTTCCATGTATCCGAGATACCATTTACGATATTGACAATCGTGTCCCTGATTCCATTAATGATTGGCGAGTAAATCGCTACCATCAGGTTCCAGATTGTGGTAAAGTAGTCAACAATTCCCTGCCATACAGCATTCCACGTATCTCGGACTCCATTCACAATTCCCGTAATGGTGTCAGAAATTGACTGAATGATTGGACTGTAGATGGCAACCATCTGATTCCAAACAGTCGTAAAGAAATCAACGATTCCCTGCCACACTGAGTTCCACGTCGAGACAATTGCATTAACAATTGTCGTAATGGTGTCAGAAATTGACTGAATGATCGGTGTGAAGAATCGGACGAGGTTGGTCCAGATACCGATAAAAATTGTAGAAATAATCTCCCACGCGGCTGTCCAGATCGCGGTAATAATATCAACAGCGCCCTGAATGATAGATGTGATCAGATTGACAAGAGGCTCAAAGAACCATACAATACCGTTCCAGATATTCCTGAAAACATCAGCCATAAAGTTGAACGCGCCGACCCAGATGCCGATGTACATCTGGACACCAGTCGAGATGATTGTTACAATCGTGTTGATGACATTCGAAATGAAATCAACGACAGGACGGAAGAAGTCAGCTACTCCGTTAACAATTCCGCCGATGAACTGGCCGACCTGATCCGCGATACCTCCGAAGAAGTTACCGATTCCGTCACCAACGACACTAAGGCCCTTTTCGAAGTTTCCTCCGAAGTTTCCAAAGAATCCTTGGATGAAGGTGATTGCCTCACCGACCCACTTACCGATTCCGCCGAAGAAATCACCGGCAGCTTTTGTGGCACCTTCAAACATCGGAACTACGTTAGTGTTCCAGAAGCTAACAATATTTCCTATGACTTCACCGATGAATTTGAATGCAGCGTCTATACCGTCCTTAAACCATCCGACGTTGTTGTAAGCCCAAATTACACCAGCGACCAGAGCAGCTATACCCGCGACGATACCAGCGATTACCAAAGCAACAGGGTTAGCCAGAGCAGCTATGTTGAATCCGGTCTGAATAGCAGTAGCAAGTGTCATACCGGCACGGTACGCGGCCATTGCCGTAGTAATGCCACTGATGATACCCTGAATAGCTACAGTGGCCTTCCAAGCAGCAGCAAATCCAACCACACCGGCAATGATGGCTGGCAAGGCTGGGCCAAGCGTCTCGACAACCTGTGCGATAAATGGAGCCACAGCCTGAATGATTGACGTTATGGCAGGGGCTACAGTAAGCATTACGGAAGTAAGTGAATCAAAGGCAGGCTTGAGCGCTTGGATGATCTGAATAAGAGCGTCACCAAGGACCGGGATCAGCGGATCGATAGCCTGCTTCAAAGCGGTTATTAGAGGCAATGCCACTTCAAGGGCAGCAGCGAGTACCCCACCAATGTTGGCAGCAAGGCTACCGATAATGGAGAGGAACGCGCCCATCTTTGGACCCATGGTTCCGACGACAGGTGCCAGTGCTTCAAAGCCCTTCTGGATTCCGTCAAACATGGCAGCAAATCCAGCTTGGAATTCCGGGTTCGAGATAATGGCAGCGATGGCATCGGAGACTACCTTGATGACACCGGCAATGGACTCAAGGGCAGATCTGACGGTCGGTGCCGCAGAACCAATTGCCCCGAAAAGCTTGAAGAAGGCGTCTCCAAGGGATGAGGCAACAGCGTTGGCACCTTGGAAGATTGTTGTAAGCGCCTTAATGCCTTCCGGAGAGTTGACAGCAGTGTTGAGTCTGTCAACAAAACTCAGTAGTGTACCGAGTCCATCAGAACCAGCGGCACGGGCTGCATCGGTGATGCCAGAAAAGATGCCAGCAGTTTCGGCAACAATAGATCCGAGTCGCTTCAGGTTGGTAATACCCTCTTCAATCCAACGCCTAAGGTCACCATTAGATGCTGCCGCATTGATGAAGTTTGAGAACTTGTTGGAAACCTCAACAAACCATGTAGCAAGTCGAGGAAGAAGCTCCCCACCAACCCAGCCCAATTCCACGAAGGCCTGTACCAGAGGTTCAAGTGCCTGTGATGCTATGTCTATAGACTTGGAGAGGAATCCAAACATCCCTACGATGACATTGTTATCCAGATGAACCTTTAGGGCTTCAGCCAGCTTTTCAGTCCATCCGCCGAGGGCACGTGCAGTGCTGGCAAGTCCTTCTTGGAATTGTGGGAAAAGCGTTTGGGACATGTCGCGTAGTGCATTACGGGCCACGTCCCAAAAGTTGCTTTTGATAGTGTTGCCAAGAGTCTTGTATTGCGCTGTTACTTCAGGAAGTTGCTTTCCGAAGTCCTTCAATGCTACAATCAATGTACCGATACCGACGAGGAATCCTGTAGCCATTCCGGGAGCAGCAATTGCAGCCATAGAAATAATAGACCCAAGAGATGCCGCAAGGGTTGAGAGACCACCAATGGATGAGATCGCGGCACCGCCGATGGACCCCAGCATTACTGCCATCTTTGCGATTCCCGGAACAGCCTTATCAATGTTGATGAAGTGGTCGGCCATCTTCTTGAGATCACCAGCAAGAACTCGGGCACCAGTCATACGTGCAATGGCATTGCCAGCAGCCACGAGAGGCCCCGAATTCATCACGACATTAACACGAAGCTGGCGCATTCTTGTCAGGAGGGCTAGCCTTGCGCGTGCTGCTTCATCATCAACATCCGGGGTCACTGTGGGGTTGGATCTCCCCATGTCATCGAGCATATCGTCAATTTCTCGACGAGCAGCTAGTGTGTCCGCTTCAAGCTGGACTGTTGCTCTAAGAGATTGGTTTGCAATTTCATGCAAATCTATGATAGCTTGTCTAGGATCGGTATCAACACCAATATGTACAGTCTGATCCTGAAGGTGAGAGAGGTTGGTGATGTTCTGTAGATCGGAGACTGCCTGCTCAGTGTTCACATTGACTGTAATAGTCTGATCACCTAGGACAGTGTTGGCTAGATCATCTAGCGAGCGTTGGGCAGAGGACGTGTCGGCATCGACAGTAAGGGTCTGATCCTCCAGTTGGCTGTCAGCCAGATCAGCCAATTGTGCGGTCGCTGAAGATACATCCGCGTCTACGTGAATAGTAATCGAGTCATTGATCGATTCAATTGCAGAACGGATATCCCTTTCAAGTTTATCCGTAATAGCTCGGATGTTTACATATGCAGACCCGATTACAGTCATCTATTCCACCTAATTACCCATAAACTGGGAGTCCCGGTAGACCCTCGTCGCCTAGCTCTACACCGTTATTTTGGCCCACTGGTAGGTTGTCTATCTCTCCTCGTTCTAGGCGAGCATAGAAATCTTCATCATACGTGGCAGCTTCTCGTTCAAGCGTCTCGTAGAATTCTTCGTCATATACTGTGGCACCCTCAGTCTTAATTTTACCATACACTGAGTTAACTTTATTTCGAACCTTAGTGAGTCCGCCATCAATTTTGGCGTCCTCAATCACGTCTGCACAGAGAACAGCATCTATTATATTCATTGCTCTACGAGCAGTGGACTTGCAGATTAGATCATACAAGTCCACGCCCGATGCTAGATACTGTCCATCTATGAACGACCAGTTACTAAGAAACTGCCGTCCTACTGAGCAGACGCCTTCGTAGGGCGCGAGGTATACGCCTGAATGAGCTTGCCAACTGACTGGGAAATCGCAATCACATCGATCTCCTCTTCGGAGGTACGTAGGTGGGTGTCCAGACGGGTATACTCTTCTGCATCAAGTGCCTCTTTGAGGAAGTTCTTGAACGCAACGATGGACGAGACACCGCCACCGTCCGATGCTTCAAGGAAGTCCATGAGCACGATACCCTGAACAAAAGGCTTTGCTGTGAATGTCTCCCCGCCAAGTTCAAATGTTACGGTCTCGGGAGCCTTGCCTTCTTCGGTGTTCTCACCGGAGGCGGAAAAATTGCGGCTGTCTGCTGCTGTAGGCATATGTCGTTCCTAATATACGTCGTTATCTATCGAATTACACGAGACAGGTTATCTGTCAGATACCTGTTCGGCTTGGTTCCCGGATGGAAAACCATTTTGCTATACACTATTCTACCATGGGAATAGAAGCGCAATGTTTGCGCTCTACGCGGAAGAATGATATGAGGTTTTGTACCGTTGTGGTGCATTAGAGCGATGCGGTTGTTTGCACCTACTGTCGCCACCAGCCCCTTGCCGTCCCGTACCACTTGGTATCGAATGGACTTCTTCAGGGTACCGGTCCTTACCCCGACCTGCCGTCTTGCGAGGCCCTGTAGCTTTATGGCTCTTTTCCTGAGATAGTTCCCTACATCTCCTCTGGGAGATGTGGTCAACTGATCATAGGCAGCTTTGTTCAGTACGAACTTCATTAGGATTGAGCCGATACTGCGGACGCCGTTACCACCAGCGTCATGGCCTGAAAGCCTCCCTGCGGAGATCCTGCGGAAACGTCAGCAAGGGCACCTATGGTCATGGTTTCACCGGCACGAAGGCCAGCATCCATTAGAAGCATGGCATCCTGCATTTGCTTACGGGCAATATCGCTCTGGACATCCGAAGGCAAAGTCTGTACTCCCGTCACAGCCTGAGCAAATTTGGCCGGAACCGTAGTTGTGGGGTTAGCTGCCACTGTGTTAGGCTGCGGGAGAGCGCGGACCACTTCAACAATGTAGACTCCAGTACGCGGTCCAGCGCATTTGACCGGTTCCTGAGCTTGGTTACCCGGAAGACCCGAGTAACCTTGCTCAAAGGAAACCGTCACCTGTTCACAATCGTGAACGGTATCGCCTTGACCGCCGACTGCGAGGTATCTTCTTGTCGGAAGATCCACTCCATGGTCGGCATACGTCGCTACAACAGTGTTGAGGATGAGGTCCGCTATCTCGACAAATTCATTTGGATCGAGCATAGCGGGTTTCCTTAGGTGTTAGTTGATGATCTCGTTTAGCTTACTTACGAGGGTCTTACGGTTCTCACCGTCAAGCTCCGCGGAAAGGGCCTTCTCAGCCTTCTCAGCGTCGTCTCCGACCCATGCGAGGACTTCCTTGATGGAACCCTCGGGAACTGCCTCTTCGTCGGTCTGAGGGGCTTCTACGGCCTCCTCAGATACCTCCTGATTGAAAGAGTCAACGGTCGGATCGGCTTGTTCTACGTTAGGTTCGTTGTATTCTGGTGCTGCGTAAGGATCTGTATCACTCATATTAGTTCACTCTTTCTGCTCTTACCGCTCCCGGCAAGAACACTTTAGGCCTCTTCTTGGCCTTGTAGGGATTTACTGCTGCAAGGAAGAGATCTATTTCGTAGATTCCCACCTTGCCATTAGAGATAAATTCCTGAGGGTCCATCACAGTGTATGATACTCCCTGACGAGCTACTGATGAGATTCGTTCAGGGAGTGCACACGATGGGTCACTCATGTCGGAAAGTATCAGTTCGTTTGCCAGTCGAATTGCTGCTCTCTTACCCGCTGCTGGCGGAGGAGTACCGTACGTGTATGTGACCGAAAGTTCGTTCACAGGGTCCAGTACCCACGGGAGAGCATGTTGCCTCACTAGGTAGCTATTATTTCTTAGGGAAAACTCGGACGGAGTTAGCTCACGCCCCAAGTGTGTAACAGAGTCTATCGATCTGACCGGTGTGTGGCGCAAGCGAAGGTTTCGCTGGCCTTCCGAAAATCTGGGAAGGTTGTACATACTCCCAGAGATAACGTACGGACTGGTTAGGTTTGACGTTGCGATATCTGAAGTATATACTTCAGTTACAGTCTGAACCCCTGTGTACTTCTCTCCTGACAGCTTGTAGAGAATGAAGCTGGCAAAATGGACAGCAGATTCAGTATATGGCCCAGTCGGGTCGCAAGTGTCTGCTGCACTAATCCATAGAGTAGCCATTTTTCTCCAATGCTCTTTCAGTCAATTATACCATATGGTAGAAACAAGACTGGCTGGCCTCGTTGAATAGAGACCAGCCAGTTTGATATAGCGGCGGTTATGTTACTGTTTGGTAGCCAGTTCCAGCAGGGATCGTAGAGGTACGTGCCTGCTGTGCAGGAGCGTCCGATGCGAACGGCCAGAGTGGGGCGGCAGGTCCGTCACCGAATCCTGTGTTTCCGACAGCCCAGCCTTCGAAGCTGGTAGCCATCATGTCGTTCTGGATCGCACGCTCTCCAGAAAGCTGCATCTGTGCGTACGGGAACACGAAGTGCCAGTACGGGTTGGTGCTGGTCTGACGGCCACCGACGTTTGCGATGGACCAGACTTCAATGGCAACACCGTTAGGCGTTGCGTCAACACCTACAAGAGGCATCTTCCAACCAACAGTCTGTCCACCGGAGGATAGCAGGGTACCACCAGCAATGATCTGTGAGAACTCGGGGTCCGGGTCACAGAGTGCGATGCTGAGGGTTACGCGCTTGAGGGTACGTGCAGTCTTCCATGAAGCACATACTGTACCGTCTGCGGCCTTAGTGGTGAATTCTTCGCCGTCTTCGTACTCGGGAGTATATCCGAGAGAGACGAACTTCTTAGTAACGTATGAAGCGCTAGCTCCAGTGACGAGGGCACCTGCTGCATCCAGTTTGGTAACTCGGATTGCAAGTCCTCCAACGCTGGCAGCGTTATCGTGAGCCATGTGGTTCTCCTAATTATGCGTAATCTAGTGTGAGGTCAACTAGTACTGCGTACGAGTCGGTGGTAGCCCATGTGACGGCTGCTGACCCGTCAACGAAATACTCGATATCGTTGATTCGGGAGTTGACAGCCTGATTAAGGTTTCCCGGTATGACAACTGTCGGACCAATGCGGACGGAGATAGGGCCGGTTGCGTACATCCACGCCTTACCAGCGCCAGCGTTGACACCGGTTGGACCCTTCTTCGAGTAACCCACGCCTGATACAACGGAGTTTCCGAGAGGAGAGACAAGCTTTCCGCCATCTTTGTCAAGGTTGAGGGCCGAACCGACTACCGTAGGAACGTGGATGACACCCTTTGAACCCAGAGAGGCGTTTCCAAGGGCTTCTTCCAGCAAGCCAAGACCGTAACGAATCTTTACTGCGGTTCCAGCGGTAGGGGTTACATCAACAGATTGCGCCGAAGCGAGATATCTGTTATCATTGGGGGAGTCAAGAAGTTTTGCTATATCGCCATTCCAGAATTCAATCTCGATTGCCTTCTGCATCACAATATTCAGCGCTTTCTTCGCGCTGTCTTCAACCTCAGCCGGGTTGGTTCCCATGGTGGAAACCTTCACGGATGCCTTAACATCGAAGGGGTAATATGTCTTGAAGTGCTCTTTTGAAGCAGAGTTGTCAATGACAGTAACGGTCTCTGTCGGGCTTGCCCCGAAGATGGAGCCGTTGGCTACAACAACGCCAGCGTCCTTGTTCTCGTAGGTAATCCCGGAGGTCCAAAAGCTATCGTTGTGATCGTACGTAGTGGTAGCTGGACTCAGAATACCGTAAGGGGCGACCTCAAGTCCCGCTGTGGGAACTAGGGTTGTGTTACTGCGTGCCATGTTAATTCCTTAAGTTAATTCTGAGTCCAGCTACTTTTTACTATTTGATTACTGACTAGCTAACCGCTGTAGTAGCGGAAGATGAACCCTTGATTGCAAGAGCGGAGGTTACGCGTAGAGACTCAACGCCGACCTTTGCAACACCTTCGAAAGTCTCAATGAAGAGCTTGTAGTCGTTGGTGCCGTTGAGGGTAGAGTCACGGACGATACCGAGATCAAGAGTTCCACCATCAAGGAAGAGGAAGGTTCCCTCAGAGAAGAGGTACCAGATCACGTTGGCCGGGAAGCCAAGCAGTGCGCCAGCGTTCTGTGCACCGAAGATCTGGCCGGTCTCACCGTCAAGGTGCCAAGACACGTTGATGTTACGAGTAGCGAACCACTTGTTGATCTCGGCTTCGCCAAGGTTGAAGGTTCCGTCGCGTCCGTCTCCCGGAAGCTGCTTGGTCAGGTCTGCACGAAGTGCGTTCTTGAACCACTCAGGGAAGATAACACGGAGAGGAGCGTTCGGGTCAAGACGGTAGCGGCTACGGTAAGCAGCAGCGGCCTGCTCGATCTGAACAAAGATGTCGCGAGCGGCACCAAGCTGGGAAGCAGCGGATACGGAAGTGGAGAGAGCACCGATTCGTGTAAGCAGACGGGTCTCAGCAAAACGTGCCTGCTGAACCATAGCTAGCTGGGTGTGGCGCTCAACAAGCTCGGGGTAAGCGCGTGCTCCAAGGTTACCGAAGGTAAGGCAGAGCGGGATAGCGTCGGTGTAGACGGTGACTTCAACGCCTGCTGCGACACGAAGACATGGCTTGACGGGGTTCGGCGCGTCCGGAGTGGAAGCGTCGATGTCGTCCTGCATTGTCCATACGGAGACAGCGCCCTCAAGGTCAGCAAGGACCGGAGGAGTCATGAAGCGTAGACCGCCACGGTCAGCACCGAAGACTGCAAGAGCATCACGGACAGGGCGGACAGAAGTCTCACCAAGTTCGAAGATGTCATAGGAAGTCTCAACCGGTGCGGTAAGACCACCGGCAGCAACGATAGCTTCAGGAGCTACAACTGCGTTGATCTTGGCGCGGTTACCTTCGATGTCGTTGGCGTTAAGCATACGCTCAGCCGGGAACGTGGTGGAGAATGTAGCAACGGTGTGCTGCTCTCCGTCGCCACCGGAAGTGCGGCCCATGCCGTGCTTGCGGGAGAGGATTGCCTGAGCAACCTCAGAAATGCTGGAGAACTCGGAGCCTGCGGTAATACCGGGAAGGTCAGCGCCAGCGGTGATTACAACCGGAGCAACTGCCTTTGGTGCAGGACGTAGTTCTGCGGGAGCTTCGAATTCAAGAGGCTCATTTGGGGTGTTAGAGGCGGTCACTGGTTCCTCCGAACTTTCTGTGTTAGAATCTTCTGTAGCGAACTCTGCTACGGTTTGAATAGGGGTTTCGGAAGCGCTTTCAGCTTCCGGAGCTTCTTCTACAGCAGCCTCAGATACTTCGGCTACCTCAACAGCAGCCTCAGCCTGTGGGGCTTCTGCGATAGATGCCTCAGCTTCAACTGGGGCGTCTGCTACGGCTTCTGTCACAGTCTCGGACTCGGCAGAGAAGGGCTTGAGATCCTTCTTCTTTTCCTCATCGTCCTCTTCTGCGTCAGCAGGAGCTTCCTCAACCTCTTCTTCGGCAGGGGCTTCAGCGGGTGCTTCTTCCTCTTCCTCTGCATCAGTCGCAGCAAGTTCCTCTTCGCCAGTCTCTTCGCCTTCAACTTCTTCGCTAACTTCGCCATCAGTTGCTTCTCCAGCGTTCATACGCGAAATAGCTTCTTCAGCGGCAGCGGATAGTTCAGCGGCCTCAGCTACACGACGTTCCTGCTCTGCAACGATTACATCGTTAGCGTCAGCAAGTTCGTTCATAGCGTCTACGGCTTCACGAGTGGGGGCATCTCCAATGGAGTCGGAAAGTGTGCCGAATTCGGCAACAATCTTTTCCTGTAGGGCAGTAAGTTCTTCCGGTGATAGATCGGCAAGGCGATCTAGACTTTCGCGGATGGAATCCACAGTCCCTCCTTAAGATTTTATAGAGGTTGGACAGAGCGTCCAATCGGGCTTTTACGACATTCGGCAGAAGGGCGGATATCTATATACACGCGCTTTGTTAAGTATGACTCTAGTATATCATAAAAAATGACATGTGCAGCAAAGTTTTTTCGACTACCTATTGAACTTTGCTCGAAGTTGTGCTAGCTTCTCAGAAAGTTCTGCTTCCTCCGACTGACGGATTGACATCATACGGGCGCGAGCATTTTCAGCCCTTACAGACAATTCAGCGTTCCTTTGAGCAATTACGCCAGACATACGGTCTCGTACAGAGGCTACGTCCGCAGATAGTGTAGTGTTTTCTATTGCTCTAAGTCGTGCATCGAATTCTTCCAGTTTGCTGTTTTCCTTTAGTTCAGCAAGATAAGCAGCACCAGCAGCAACAAGCGCTCCCGGAACACCACCGGCTGCTGTAATTGCGCGGGCAATTGGGAATCCGGGGACGTTGACAGCACAGACAGCAACAAGCTCAAGGCGACCATTGATCGGACGCCAGTCACCTGAAGGGCTGGACGCACGGAAAGCACGGATCTGAGACGGAGTAACATCCGGACGGAGAGACCCAGCAACCCAAATGCCAAACTGATCTTCACCGGCAACAACGTCGGCTACTGCCGAATCCGTATCATCATAGTGTTTAATAGCTTCCTCAGCAGATGCGTTTAGGGATGCGTGACCACCGGCAAGAGTAAGCTGTCCAACCTGAATGTCACCCTCATCCGTTCGCAGTACACCGTTACGGAAATAAGCGTACTGTGACGCGGAACGCGGAGGCCTAACGTTTCGTCCGGGCATACCGATGTGGGAAGTCTGCCATGCGGCAATATGTCCGAAGACTCTTCCATCATCCGTGATATTCAGCGGAGTAGGGGCCGTCAATCCGGGGTCTTTGAACCACGACTTGGGCGGAACCATAGGGGCAGCAGACGCAGCTAGCGCGGCAAGCTGGTACTCATAGTCATCCGGAGTTTCCTCGTAGATCCCATCTTCAAGAGGCGCTACTTCGATCTCCAGAGTTGGCTCTTCTTCAATCATGATAAAGCACTCCTGAAATGCTGGTTTAGGTACGATAGTAATTCCCATCAGACGTGCAGCCTCAACTACAATCTTGTCGTTCTTGATGGAATTGTTTTTCTTATTGGAAAGCTCTTTATCTTCGCTTTCCTCAGGCTCTTCAATTTCAGCCTCAAACTTATCAAGGTCCACGGAAACACCACGTAGGAATCCGCCACGGACCATGCGCTCTGCCTCACGGCCAAAGGGTCCAACATCAAATACACCGCGTGCGTTTGCCAGACCGTTTTCGGTAGTCTCAATAGAGTCGATGCGTCCGACCACAACAGAACCCTCATGACCGGCTCCGGTCTTGATTTGCCACATTAGGGGTAGCGGAAGATTACGTGTTGTGATAGAGTTCTTCTTGAAGGAACGTTCATCACCGGAGGACACTTCGGTAGGTACAGCGACAGGAATAATGAAACGACCACCAGAGGACTCAATGCCACCACATGCGACCAGAGGGGCAACAGGTGTATCTCCATTGCCGTCAAAATACTGACCCTGCTCCTTGTCGAAGGTGTAGAGTTTTACATCAATGGAGTTAGACAGCGCAAATTCCATTGCGCTGGAGGCAGCGGAAGCAACCATGGCTTCGTCAAAATAGTCTAGCGAGTTGACGATTTGCTCGTCAAACTGTGGCATGATCTTCAAGGTTACTTCTTTCTTCTACGCGGAACGTACTGCCCTGTAGCAACATCGTGGGTGTGGTTGTATACACCGAACAGGCTTCTGTGGTACTTCTGTGCAAGCCCCCAAGCCCTCTGTGGTCCGACATACTTTGACAGGTGTCGATGCGCTCGGGTAAGATCTCCCTTGGTTCCCCAGCGGATCTTAAGTGCTCCCTTGCCGTGAGTCCAATACGCCTGAAGCTTGGCTACGTTCTTGAAGTCAGAAGGAGTATCGGCCACACCCGGAACACCGGACGCGACAAGGATTTCACCGAATTCACCGTAGAGTCCCTT